CCATTGTCATTACGGCATACAATGTTGAAAGATATATCGAACAGAGCGTTGCAAGCGCCTTGAATCAGACAGAGAAGTGTGAGGTTATTGTCGTTGAAGATAAGTCAACAGACGGCACGCTTGACATCCTCAGAAGAATCAAGGGAATCACTCTCTTGGAGAATGAAGAGAATGTTGGCGCTGGTCTGTCGCGCAGACGAGGCATTGACTATGCAAGTGCAGATTATGTAATGACGCTTGATGGCGATGATTATATAGACCTTGATTTTGTCAAGAGATTGCTTGCTACAGCCGATGCCACGGGCGCGGATATTGTCAGCGGCGGCGTGAAAATCCTTAAAGAGGATGGCTCATGGGATGCAACGAGCTATGGAAACTGTGTTACGGAAGGCCGCGACAAGGTTGCCAAGTTTTGGGGCGAGCGCATTGTCTTCATGAATAACAAGATTATCCGCAAGGAACTCTGCGACAAAGTCCCATATAGCGATAGGCGCTATATCGAGGACACGCCGACAATTATTCCGATGATGTTCTTCGCCAACAAGGTTGCGTATGCTGACACAATCGGTTATGTCTACCGAATGCGCAGCGATTCACTGACGCACACGACTAATATTTTAAAGGACGTAGTGTTTAAGGGTCTTTGTTGGATTGATTTGTACGAGTTCTTCAATACACATGACCAAGGTATGTTTGAGGCTGTCAATGTGAAGGGATTTATCGTCAACATCATTGGTACGCTGAATAAGATTCACGTCACGCCAGAAATGGTTGCTCCTTTCGAGCGAGAGTGGCATGAGTTTACGATGCGTCTTTTGAACGTTATTGAAATAACGAATATCAATCTTGTTGGAGGAGAAAACAAAGAAAGTAAAAACTAATTATTAACAAGTGTGGTTAAACGGCCTTCGGGCCAAACATTCTTTGGCAATGTGCAGATGTTGTCATTTCACATTGTCAGAGAATGTTGTCATTTTATAAGATAAGGTTATGGCAACAGTAGATTGGAAAAAGCTTGAAGGTCGCATATTTAGGTTTGACGTGAACACTTCGACAGCGGATGCTTTGAAGGCTACGAATCCTGCGATTATTCATTTCACGACAGAGGGAGATATTGTGATGAATGGGGAGAAGTTTTGCAGCCCGAAGAAGAAGGATTTGAAGGTAGTGAAGTTATGCACATCGTATGAGAATGCTAAATATGATGCAGTGCTGACGCAATTAAATGGAAATGAACTTCAATATTTGAATTACCCAGAAACGGCGACAGAAGAAGTTTCCTATAAATCATATATTATAGTCGCCTCCTTGATAAACGGAAAGCCTTTTTATTGGTTTTCAGATGCTTATAATTTAGGCGGGCCAGGCATCAGAATTGCATCAGAAAAAATTATCGGTGTAGACGAAAAGACTTTCAATGCAGGGTTTGATAGCTTGGCGAATGATATTGTATTTGTATTTGATTATGATACAATAGTATTAAAAAGTTTTACATACGGAAATGGCTCTGACACTGGAGGCCTTAATTATGTTGGTATGTCTTATATGGTATCAGCATCCTTTATAACAGTGGCCAACAACGAAGCAGGAGGCATTAATTTTGATGTTGCTTTATACAATGATTTGAAACGTGTTTATAGCGATATATCACTCCTTCCACTCGTTACTGGTGGCTTAACATATACAGCATCCAAAGAAGCAACAGGTCTTGTAAAAATCGGAAAGGGCCTTACCACTCATTCAGAAAAGACTGACACAGGCGACTATATCAATGATGAAAAGGTAGGATTACTGGAACTTCTTCCTGCTAAGACTGATACCTTGGGCGGCGTAAAGAAAGCCAACCTCAACCTGCAAAGCGAGTACGAGTTCTTGAAGGCCGTGCCAAGCGTCACCACTCTTGACGAAGCAAAGTTTGCCATCAACCATCTACGCATTATCTGCAAAACGCTCATTGATAAACTGGAAGAGGCAGGAACGTTGAACCATTAAAACTGAAAGACATGATTAAAATTGCAACACATAACAGCTTCACAGGAGAGAAAGGAGACGGTCTCTTATCGTTCCTTGTCTCCGCGTTTTCAAAATGCCAGTCAAAAACCTTGGTGCAACAGCACAGATGCGGCTGCCGTTTGTTTGACCTCCGCGTGAAATGGGATAAGGGTAGAGGGAGATTCGTTGCCGCACATGGCTTGTGGAAAGCTAAGAAATCCCTGCTAAAACTCATGGCAGAACTAAACGGCATTGCAGCATCCTCTCCAGTCAAGACGATGTATCTGCTTACCTATGAGGGGGAATGCGAAGAAGGCACTGAGGTGTACGACAATTTCAGAAAACTTGCCGAATGCCTCAAAGGATTCAGTAACATTCAATGCGTGCAACTGAGTGTTAAGAAGCCCGATTGGCGCGTGTTGTGGTCAAGTTCTGATATGCCGTACTACACTGCCGCCTATGATGTCTTGGCAAAGGACAATTGGAAGACGCTGCTTCCGATTCCTTGGATGTGGGCGAAGTTCAGACGAAAGGCAGAGTTTAGCGATTACTATTACAGAATGGTTGATTTTCTTTAGGAGGGCTGAATATGGAATCGTCATTTATCTTAAATCCGTTGGTTGCCTTGGCAGGCATCGGAGCGTATTACACCATTCCGACAGAGATAGAAGAGACGTTTTATGGTCTGCGGTGGATGGTGTTGTTTATTATCTTCATGATAATTGCAGACTTTTATTTGGGTCTGACTGAGAGCGTGAAGGTTAAAAAGGAATCGTTCAGATATAGCAGAGCAGGGCGAAGAACCGTTTGCAAGTTCATCGAATACATGATTTACATCATGACGGGTGCGCTGCTTGGCAAATCTTTCCTTGAACCTATGGGCATAGGCACATACGAGGAGGGCGGCGCGTTAGGCTCTGTCTTTGCTGCCATATTTGAACTGGATAGCATAAAGGGACATGTGTGCGCTATACATAATGTAAAGTTTAATTTCTCTTTCAAACGCTTTATTGTCGCTATGCTGAAAAAGAAGGATAAGGATGCAGGCGAGGCGTTTGAGGAGGCAACAAAGGAGGAGAAGTAAGATGGCAAATTACAAACAAATAATTCCCTTCATTTTATCATGGGAGGGCGGTTTTTGCAACCGAAAGAACGACAGAGGAGGCGCGACAAACAAGGGCGTGACGATAAACACGTGGCGAGGTTATTGCGCTAAAAAGGGCAAGCCTGCAACGATTGAAACCTTAAAAGCGATGACTACCAGCGAATGGGAGGAAATTTTCAAAACTATGTACTGGGATGCGCTCAAATTGGATAATGTGACAGACCAGAATGTCGCTAACATCATGGTTGATTGGGCATGGGCAAGCGGCGTGGGCACGGCGGCGCGACAATTACAGAAGCTCGTAGGCGTGAAGGTTGACGGCATTATCGGCAACAAGACATTGGCTGCCATCAATAGTACAAGCGGCTTGCCGTTGTTTGGACGTATCAAGCAGATGCGGTTGTTATTCGTCAAGAGTATTGTCAAGAATGACAAGAGCCAGTATGAAAATCTCAGAGGCTGGGAGCGTAGAATTAATTCAATTATGTACGACAATCTTATTTTGAACAAATGATTAAGTGGTTTTACAAACTATGCAGCAAGGTGGCAGGCTTCGCAACCTCTCTTGGCATTGATGGTCTTACACATATTATCGTAATGACCATTATCTCCAAGATGGCACTTATCTTTCTGCCAGTATGGGTAATGGTGGCCGTTATGCTATTGGTTGCCATTTCAAAGGAATTGCTCGACAGATTCACAGGGCAGGGAACGTCAGAGTGGAAGGACTTCTTTTGCGATGTTGCAGGCATTTTAATAGCGATGATATGAAAAAGGCATTGTTATTCTTTATTGTTCTTCTCTCTCTTGTTTCGTGTTCGCGAAAGACAACGAGCATAGAGAAAGATTTCACGGATTCGGTGAGGATTGAAAGACGTGACACGCTGATACAACGGCAGATTCTTACAATTGCTGACACCGTGTACCTCTCCGATACTGTCTTTGTCTACGAGCTAAAAATGGTTACGGTTGATGCAGATGGAAAGGTTCTCCGAACCGATACGGAGCGCGAAAAGAAAATCATTTCCAACCGAAACGCGAAGCACTTTGTCAACGCCAAGCAGGAGGAGCGGCAGACGAGCGTAACGGACAAGGAAGAGACGAGAAAGGAGAAAGAAAACAAGACGGTGAAGGAGAAACCGCCGATTTTGCAGCGATTCAAAGACATCCTCTTTCAGTTCGCCGCGGTGTTGCTGATGATAATTGGCGCGTGGTATTATTTTGTTTATTCCAAGAGGAGCAAAAAGCGAGGATAGTCCAAAAGATTATTCAACCTTTTAATTCCTCAAAAATGAAACAATTACAGATATTATTTGATAAAGCCGTTGAAGCTACAATGAACGCAAGCGGTTTATCTTTTGAAGAGTTCACGACAAGCAGAAGCGAACGAAGTGTGAATGCACGTGTGGTTTTCGTGGATTTCTTAATAGAGAAAGGAATGAGTGAAGGCACTATCGCTGAGTTAAGTGGTATGAGCCAGCAGAGGGTGAACGCCTTGAAAAATTCACGCATCTACCGCATGAAAACACTTATGTGTCGTATGCTGAAAGAGAGTGTAAACAAGATTTTGACGTGAAGAGATGGGGCGTGCTTATTGGTACGCCCCATCTGTATTTTAAAGATATTGAAAGCATAACACGGCGTGTTATTATTTTCGTGAAAAATCATGATTTTATGGCCGACAAATTATTTTCAATGAGCGTTGTCAGCGGAAGACGTGTCAAACCCAACGTGGAATTTGATACCGTTGAGCGTTCAAAACTAAAGGGAAATCGCCGTGGGCTTGCCATCCTCTATCAAGTGCAGGACTACTGGAACAATATGGAGACCTTCCGCAAGGAACGCGAGAGGACAAGAAGGTATGTATATGGCGACCAGCTTGGAGACTACATTCAAGTGCAAGGAAGGCTCGGATGCACCACGAAGATGCGCGAGTCGGACTATATCCGTTCACAGGGCAACGAACCTTTACAGAACAACCACATGTGGAGCGTTATGCGCAGTATGCTCGGCGTATTTCGTTCACAAAACAAGGAGCCGTTTTGCTCTGCAAGAGACCGCGACGAGCAGGAGTTGAGCGAGACCATGAGTACTGTGCTTCAATGCGTGATGCAGAAGAACAGAATGAATGAAGTAAAGGCAAGAAGTTTTGAAGAATTTCTTATCAGCGGCTTTGTGGTGCATCGTATGTCGTATGAATGGCGCAATGAGAACAATGATTGCTGGATTGATTATGTGAATCCAAATTATTTCTTCATTGATGACGGCGTGCGAGATTTCAGAGGATGGGATGTCAACTGTATTGGTGAGATACACGATATTACCTTTGAAGAATTATGCTCTCAGTTTGCCAAGAGTAGTGATGATGCGCGATACCTTAAAGAGATATACAAGAGCGCAAGAACTCGTGAGCAGATAAGTTATTCTATGCGTAAGTTTGGTAACTTCGACCTTAAACGTCTTGACTTTCTCTTTGCCGAAGACACGAACAAGTGCAGGGTGATAGAAGTGTGGAGGAAAGAACAGAAACCGAGATTTCGATGTCACGACCTCAATACTGGAGAATACTTCAAGGTTGACGAAGCGGACTACCAAGAACTTGTCGTAGGCGTCAACGAACAACGAATCGCACAAGGTACATCCGTAGGCATGGCAGAAGACGACATACCGCTCATAGAGGCCGAGGCGTTTTTGGATTCCTATTGGTATTATTACTTCATTACTCCGCTTGGATATATTCTGGATGAGGGCGAGACGCCCTACGCTCATAAGAGTCATCCATACGTATTCAAGGCATATCCATTCATTGATGGCGTTATTAAGAGTTTTTTGGGTGGTTTCATAGACCAGCAGCGTTACGTGAACCGACTGATAACCCTGTTTGACTGGCTGATACGCGCCACGGCAAAGGGTGTGCTTATGATCCCTACCGATTGTCTCCCCGAAGGTGTTAGCATGAAGCGTTTTGCCAGCGAATGGCGTAAGTTTAATGGTGTTGTATTCTACAAGCCAGGAAAGAGCGGACGCATCCCCCAACAGGTGGTGAACAACTCAACCAACATTGGCATCAATGAAATACTTAGTCTGCAATTGAAGTTTTTTGAGAATGTGAGCGGCGTAACTGGAGCCATCCAAGGCAAGCAGGCCCAGTCTGGAACCAGCGGAACGCTTTATGCTCAGCAGACCAACAATGCAGCCGTATCGTTGAGTGATATTTTTGAAAGTTTCAACAACTTCATAATAGACGGCGCGTACAAGACGGTAAAGAATATACAGCAATACTACGATAGCAAGCGCATTATCAATATTTCTGGAAGGAGGGGCGCACAAGTGGAGTACGACCCAGAAAAGATGCAGGACGTTGAGTATGACCTCAGCATTGAGGATAGTGCATCATCTCCTGTTTACCGTCAGCTCGCTAATGACTTCCTAATGGAGATTTGGCGGAGTGGTCAAATATCGTTGGAGCAGTTGCTTGAAAACGGAAACTTCCCGTTTGCCGACAGTCTCTTGCAGAGTATAAAGAGCCAGCAGGAACAAATCGCTAACGGGCAGCAACCGCAGGGATTACCGCCGCAGCTTCAACAGCAGATACAGCAAGGAACAAACATGCAGGCCGTTCAGCAAGGAGCGCAGGCCCTTTATGGCTAAAGAAATGCCCCGATAGCAAAGATGTTGTCGGGGCATTTCAGCCAATGAAAAAACTAATAAATATTATGAAGAAAAATCTACTCTCCGCAAAGTTGTTTCAATTTCTGCTCAATGGAAAGTTTTGTTTCCGTGATAGCTACATCGTAAGTGATTGCCTGGTACTTCGGCATGTGGTATTGCAGCAGTTTTTCAACAATTATAAGACGCTCGCGCGGTTTTAGCTTCATAAAGTCCTCGTGCATGAGACCCGTGGAAGAGTAAGCATCAAGAAACTTTGCGATAGTCTCCCGACCCAATTGTGTAGCCTTATTCGGCGTACCTTTTTTTCTTCCACATTTTCTTACTGCCGTTGCCATTTCGCTTTATAAAGTTATAAACCGATAGCAAAGATACATGATTATATTTGCCTCATATATATATCTTTATAAAACAGACTACTATGGCAATAGGAACAGCTATTTCAGCAGGTGTCGGCGCAGCAAGCGCCATCTTCGGCGGCATCAAGAATGCGCGTGAAGCCCGTAAACAACGCCGTCTCCTCAAAGAGCAGGAAGCGGCAGAGAAGGCTTGGTATGACAGGGAGTATAATACCGACAATACACAGCGTGCCTCTGCACAGCGCCTTATCACGATGACGCAAGACAGCATCCGCAAACGTAATCAGGCGGCGGCAGGGCAGAGCGCCGTGATGGGCGGCACGGCGGCGGCAGCAGCGGCCGCACGCGAACAAAACAACAATGCCATCGCTCAGACCGCGAGCAATATCAACGCACAAGGCATGGCGCAACGTGACGCAATCGAACATCAGCATCTTGCCAACATGCAGAACTTCGCCAACAGACGAATGCAGATGTCTCAGCAACAACAAGCTAATACCGCAGCCGCCATCCAAGGTGTCGGACAAGCCGCAGCAACGGCGGGGCTTGCCTTTGACGAGATGGCAGAGGCTAAAAAGGATTTGAAACAGAAAACCGACGCAAAAGTATGAGTGCAATAAGTGACATCTTAGGAGTTAAACCAAAACAGGAGGAGCAGCCTGTCACACCGCAGGCTAATCCTCAATATCCCGTGGACTGGCAGAATGGTCAGACCTCTTCTGGAGGACAAGCGCCTTCTGCCATCCAAGGTAACACCAATCCGAACTACGGACAGAACGGAGAACAGACACCGCCTATTCCCCAAGGCAATACCAATCCGAACTACGGACAGAACGGAGGACAGGCAACACAGCAGCAGGCGACCGCCACACCACCAACCAGCGTTATTGAGACACCAGAGCAAGCCTACAATCGCGTTTTGAACGAGAAGGGCGAAGCACCCTCAGAAGCATATAAGGCGCAGGTCAACTCACTGACGGAATTAAACAACTATCTCAACGAGACATTAGCCCGCACCAAGCGTACCAAAGAGCAGGAAGAACGCGAGAACAAGCGAGCCAAGCAGAGAGCCTTGTATTCAGCTATCAGTGACGGCCTTCAAGCGCTTTCCAACCTTTATTTCACGACAAATGGCGCACCTAACGCTTATAATCCCAATGCCTCTATGAGTAAGGCCAATTTGGCACGATGGGACAAGATGGTAGCGCAGCGCGAGAAGGATGATGCAAAGTATATGGCGGCTCTTAAATATAAATACGACCTTGATTCGCAAGCCGTTCAGCAGGAACTTGCCGCAAAGAAAGCAAGAGAGAAACTCGCACAGGATGCCTTCAACCGCGTTATTGCCCAATCTGGCCTTGACATCAAGGTGCGAGATTCAGAAACGCGCAAGAAGGCGGCAGAGGCAAAGGCCGAATACGACAGACAGAGAGCGGAAGACCAAAGACGACATAATGAAGGAATGCTCAATGTAGCTCAGCAGAGAGCTGCAACAAGTGCTGCCGTCGGCGCGTCTACCATTGCGAGAAATCAGGCAGCAGCCGATAAGTATAGGAGTGAAACAAGTGCAGGCGGCACAGGTAAGCCAGATAAGCAGGGGCGCATGAACCGATATATCTACGTTCCGAGAGGGACTGGGAATGCCGAGAGAGCCAAGGAGTTCACCGTCCATGTCGTCTATGCAACCGAGGCAGAAGCTAATGCGGCAGCAAAGAAGTATAAGGGCGCTTATGTTAACTCTATATCAGAGAGGGAGGGCCCTATGTTTGGGGCTGGAAAAACCACCCAAAAGGGAGGTTATAGATACATTCCTTCTGCCAAACAGAATGGCAGCGCGGTCTATTATGACGATAAGGGGAAGCGTATAAAGTTCGACAGAAGCAAGGGAAAATGGGTTAGCTATGGCGAACAAATTGAACAGAAGCCCAGCCAGTGGAAGAATAACAGAAAGAAACCATCATAAATAAAGATTATGGAAAATAAAACAGAAGATAAAAAACCAGTAGTTGACAAATATACAGACTACCTTTATGGCGTATTGAAAGACAATAATGCCTATGATGGTGATTACAACAAGTTTTACAATGAGTTTTACCAGCCAGGCATAAAGGGTTATACCTATCGCAAGGAATTATACAACACCATGACATCCCACGGCATAGACCTTGGTGCCTCCTATGAGGACTTTGCCAATTGGATAGGTCTTCACGCCATAGACCCGCAGACACAACAAACGCCTATGGGCGCGGATTCTATTTCCAAGGATATGAAGCCCGTGGAAGTCACGCCGACAAAAAAGCCCGAAGCGAAGAAAGATGAAAAGCCAGAGGCGAGCACTGAAGCAGTCAGCGTAAATCAACCCGCTACCGATAATACTCTTCAAGATTTCAATCCGAATGTAAGCCGCATGAGGAATGCAGGCACGGACTATTCTCTACAGGCCGCAGAAGAAATATCGAACAACGCTTATTCAAAATCCCTTGAAGAACTCGCAAATCAGGCAGCAAAAGACCTAAAGAAGAAGGCTTATCAGAAACCAAAGGAGGACTCCTATGTACGCTTGAATCAGACAGCACGATATATCCCTATACGCTCATTGCCAAAGGATGCTGATTTGGATTCAGTATTTGAGGCGGCAGTTAATTTTGAGACTCAAGTATGCGGCGGTGCAAAGGAATACACTTTTGCACCGCTTGGTGGCGATATTCAGGAGAGGTATGAAAAATGGAAGGCTCTTAGAGGGCATGGTAGTAATTATACACAGGAGACAGCAAGTATGTCTCCTAATGCGGTCTATCTTCAAGCGAGGAATCTTCAAGCATCAGGCAAGGAGAGACCTGCATGGATTTCCGAATTAAGATGGAATGAAGCATTAAATTTCGATAAGAATAAATTAATCAAGATAACCGCTGAATTAGAGCAGGAAGACCAAAAGAGAAGACTGAAACGCTCCGATGGTGCCTACCCCAACAATGTGTCGTTGAACGGAATGTACCATGCCAATTATACAGCCTTAATGGCAAGCGATATTTATAATAATGGCACGAATAAGACGATTTTTGTATTATTCCAAGATGGACGTATTAGACCGCTTCAAGCACCAGACCCAAGCATTTTAAGGGGAGGAGTAGAAGCGCAGCGCGAGCTATTCAGACGGCAATATGAAAAGATGACCTTCGGCGAAGAAGGAAAGGATTATACAGACCCCTACGAGAAAAACAGAGTGGTCGGCAACTTCCTTCAAAACGGGGAAGTCTGCCATATTATCTATTTTCCGTACATGATTGAGCAGCGCAGATGGGATGATGCGCAGGAACTTATTAAAATAGGTTTAGGAGGAAAATTCAACGAAAAGGGGGTGTTGTTAAACCCTGATGACAGATTGCAAATCTTGCCTGTTGTCGTTAAGAATGGAGAGAGCGAAGAGGATGCCATAGCAAAAGCCAAGGTGGAGTTGGATAACGAAATCTCAAAAAAACTTCCATACAAGGAGACGTATTTGCAACAGCAGATTGCGCAGGCCAGAGAAGCGCTAAAGAAAGAGCAGGAGCGGCTTAAACAATTGGGAGACCAAGATGTAGTCAAGAGGTCATATATGGGACCGCTTAATCCACATTTTGTCGATGACATCGTAGCGGCCAGGAATAAAGACGTCAGGGAGCGCAGTGACGAAGTGGCACTTACAAGGGGTAATATTGACAAATACGAAACTGCTATCGAGAAATACACACAGGCATTAAAAGGCTTGCGCACAGGAGATAAAGCGGGCTTTTGGAAAGGATTTCGTGAAGGTTTTTCCGACCTTCCTAACTGGACTTTCGGTCTTTATAATTTGCGTGAAAACCTTGTTGCAGTGAAAGCGCACGAAGGGAAAATGGGTCAGGAAGCCAAAGACCGCTTAGGGCTTGCACGTTCGCTCAGTCAAGAGTCAATGTCAGCATTTCATAAGTACGGGGCAAGTCGGTCTAATGGTATTGGATTTGGCGTTGGATATTCTTTACCCTTCACCATTCAAGCGATAGCGACCTATGGCGCAGGAAATGTTGCCGCAAGAGGTATTATCAGGGGTGGAAGCAGAATGGCCGCGAAATACGGCACGAACTGGCTCTTTGATACCACCATCCGAGCAACAACGCGACTGGCAGCTATCAATGCCGCTGGTGTGATTGATAGCTCATTTCAGATGCCGCGCATCATCTCTGATGCTGCAATTGAGAAGATGGGCTTGATGAATTACACGTTTGATGAAAATCAACGTATTGTCGTAACGGGCACACAGCAAGAAAAGAGCTGGGGGCACTCCTTGTTACACTCAGGATTAAACACGCTCGTACAAAACGTCTCAGAGCGTGTTGGTACTTACGTATTGGAGCCTGTGGCCAAGGCTTTTGGCATCGGGAAGATTAGCCTCCGCAGTTTTGGCGAAGCCTTGCCGTATAACAAAACAATCCACATGATACAAAACGGCGCTTTTGCCAAGGCTATGTCAAAGGTGTATGGCACATTTGAAAAAGGTGGCTATGATGGATTTGTAAATGAGGTATTGGAAGAATATATCGCCAATCCGATGACGGCTACCTTCGATGAAAATTATACCTTTGCAGACATCTTTGATAGCAGACAAAATCTTGACACGGCATTGAGTGTCTGGGCCTCCTCAATCTTTATGCTTGGTTTCTCCTCCACTGCAAGTTCTGTCAAATATTACAGAACGCTCCGCTCTGTCAATAGCGCTTATGATAAAGCAGAAGCCAACGCAAGACGTTTATTTGGCAACGAGAACTGGGACAAGATTCAAAACACAATCCTCAGACTGGAGGGTGAGCCATTGGTGAACGCTATATATGCAGGCGTATGCCAGAATAAATCTCTCTCAGACGAACAAAAGAAGGCGTTCCTTAATTACGTGAGAGCACAGAAGGCACAAGCCGTATTTAATAATGCTGTTAGCGAAAAGTATTCCTTCTCACTCACGGGCGAGGAGTTGAACGAAATGAACGCCATGACCATTCATGCTTACGCAGAAGGTCGCAACATGCAGACACCGCAGGAATATGCGCAGGCTCAGCAGGCATTTGCTGACACGCGAGAAATGGCTATGTCAGCACTTGGCGTTACTGATGATATAGACGCATACCTCGATACGCTTGGCGAGACCCCTGCCGAGCAGTTGAAAAAAGGTGTGGAAGTTGCAAAGGAAAATGGGCTTGACGAGAAGGCCGCAAACGCTGCACTGTCGGCCTACCTGAATGCCCGTGAGCAGCAGAAGGGCGCGATGGATGGCATCACCTCTGACGAAAGCATACGCAGACAGCACGCAGACAGCGTAATCAGACAGATAACCTTCGAGAACGAAGCAGACAGCGAAGGAGGCTCTGGAAAGGTTATTCTGGTGAACGTGAAAGGAAGGGAGAAGCCAGTGTTCCTTATTCGTGGAAGATACGAAAACGGAAGCATTACAGGTGAAACGGTTGTTGTCAGTGAAGGTAACGGTGTTATTGAAATGATTCCTGCATCCGAAGTGGAGGGTATTGTTGAAGAATCCGATGCTATGACCGAGCGTCAACGGAAGTATGATAAGATTGATGCTGAAAATAAGGAACAGCAGAGACTTATCAATCTAAACATGGACACTCCGCTGGCAGGTCAAGGCGGTATTCTGATGGACGAAGAAGGACATAGACGGCAAGTTGGTATTAAATGTGTTTTCAATGACGAACAAGGGAATCCTGCAAGCGTCTTAGTCATAGACCAAGAGAATAACGATTACCTCATTCCTATTGATGTATTCCGAGAGCAGCGTGGTCGCGGACGTAAGTTTGAGGCTATTGAGCCGTATTTGGATGAGACGGACGAGGAATACCATGCGGCAGAGGGTCCGATGAATGAGGAGTACAACTTGGCCAACAAGGAGCAAGAGGGCGTATCGGAAGAAGACGCGCAGGGAGCGGCAGAGGATGTCACACCTCAGCCAACTACGGATGCTACCGAGAAGCCAACGAAGCCAGAAGTCAAATACGATTACCATGTCAAGATGAAAGACGGCAGCGGAAATGCCGTCAGTGGACGCGTCACCAATCTGTCAGCAGACGGCGTGGAAATTGAGTTTGACGCGCCATATAATGGGAAAATGGTAGACCGCATCCCTCTTGCGGACTTCGATAATGGTGTTTCCGAGATTGCTGATGCAGACGGCAATGTGCTTTGGAATGAAACAGAGGCGGTGGGCGACACGGAAGTCGCGCCACAGGTGGATGCTGCACCTACGCAGGTAGGGCAGGAAGACGCAGAAAAACCTGCTATTGCCCAAGCAGAGCAGGAGCATAAGCCTACGGCCTTGGAGCGCATTCCAAAGGACGAAAACGGAAATCCTATCTATGAGCAGACAGATGCCGAAACTGCTTTTACTGGTCTGACTGAGGAAGCGGGAAACGTGATAGAAGCAGAAGAGATTGCTAAGTCTATGGTGGAAGATAAGGAGAAGGCATTGGAGAAAGCCAAAAAGATAAAATTGCCTTCTGGCGTTTCTGTTGCAGAAAAGGTAAAGGCCGCTAAAGTACGCACACAGGCTATTGCCAAAGCGCAGGAAGAACTTGACAAGTGGAAGGCTATAGCAGAAGTTCCTGCCCAGCAGAGAGCAAAGGTGGTGGAGGAACGGATAGCTAAAGAGAAAGCTGAAGCGGAGGCGAAACGAAAGGCTGAAGAAGAAGCGAAGCGTGCCAACGAAGAAGCAGAATCCGAATTAAATTCCACAATAGAAAATGTTCTCAATACGCTTTACAAAAAGGGAAAAGATTATGCTTCAAAGATTTTCAATATGAAATTCTTTGACTTTGCAAATACTCCTGATTTTATGAAGCATCTTGGAATGACTGGTTCAAAATTCACTATCAGGTATGGTGTGATTGCGCGTCATTTCGGAAAGGATGGCTCGCATGATTTTACCCAGTCTGAATGGGAGCAAATTCCTCATGCAATTGAGCATCCGTTTGCTATAACGCAGCTTAAAAATAAAGAGAAGGGATTCCGTATATATACTGCACTTAAAACAGAAAAAGGGGAATATGTTGTTGTCGGCGTTGATGTAAAAAACGCTGGACGAGACATGGAAGTAAACGCTATAGCTACCATGTTTGGCCGTAGAAGTAATGCAAACCTTTCTGAAAATGAGGAAGTCATATATAAGAGTAAAGAAATAACTCCCGAACAAGAGGCACTTCTCAGTCGGCCCAATTCCGACCAATATCCTGCTGAAAGGGAGTTATCCACCGACAAAGTTACAGAATCCGCCCCATCTACCCAAGAAAACGGGCCAAAAAATTCCACCCAATCAGCCATAGAATCCGCGTCAGCCGAAGTAGAAACCTCCCCCACCGAAGCTCAGAAGAAGGCAGGTAACTACAAAATGGGCCACGTGAAGGTTGGCGCGTTTGACGTTACCATCGAAAACCCAAAGGGAAGCGAGCGCAGCGGTACGGATGCCAACGGCAAGAAGTGGAGCGTGAAGATGAACAATACCTACGGCTATATCCGTGGCACGGAGGGCGTGGACGGCGACCATATAGACGTGTTCCTTGCAGAAGATATGGATAAGTGGGACGGCAAATATGTGTTTGTGGTTGACCAGTACAACCCCGACGGCACGTTTGACGAACACAAGGTGATGCTTGGCTTCAACAGTATGGAAGAGGCACGGAGCGCCTATCTTTCCAACTATGAAAATGGTTGGGAGAATGGGCGCAGAATTGACGTGACGGCAGTGAACCTCGAAGACTTTGAAAAGTGGATTGGCAGCAGCCACCGCAAGACCAAGCCTTTTGCGGAGTATGCTGGGGTGAAGAAAGAGACAATAGGCAATGCTCCTGCTAAGGAAAAAGCGACACCTACAAAGGCTGAAACAAAGCAGACAAAAACAAGCGAGAGCAAGGGGTACACCATCACTCCATCTACCTATACCAACAAGAAAGGCAAGACGAGTGATGTTTCACTGCTCACGTTTGACCATAACTTGACAGCCGACCAAGAGCGTGCTGTCAAGGAGTTTGCTAAGGAGCGTATAGGCGAGGGACGCTTTGCCCCAGCACGCGGTTGGAAAGACCGTGAGAGCGGTGGTTGGATGTTCCGTAGTGAAGAGGACGCACGCAAGGCCGCTGAAATGGTTGGTAATGAGGAAGCCGTTGCAGATAATCAGCCAATGACAGTGCAGGAGCTTCGCGATGCAGTGGAGCCGAAGAAGCCAACGGCAAGCAAGAAGACCGCAGCCAAGAAGCCTGCAAACCGTGTAGAGGTCGCAGATGTGGCAGAGCAGAAGCCATCAGAGCCGACTAAAGCTGAGCAACCAAAGCTGGATGGTGAGAAGAAACTTGTCATTACTGATGAAATGAAACATGATGAGGACATTCTTCGTGAATTGCTTGGTATTGGCGATGAAGAGTTGGACGGAGGTATAAAGTTCCGTGACCCCGATGCGATGACCTCTCAACAGAGACGTTTTGTGTACAATGCAGGTGTGAACTACTCATTGGGGTATATTGACCAAGGTTTTGTGAAATTCCCCGAATTTGCAAAGGCAATGGTCAGCCGTCTCGGCTATAAAATCAAGCCGTGGCTGAAATCGTTTTATGAGGGTGCAAAACGCATTCCTGGTTATGACCAAGCGATGTTTACTCCTACAGAGGAAGTTGATGCCTTTGATGTGGAGAACTTCGATAAGCCTCATAAAGATGTGGTTGCCCAAGCCAATATGATAGTTGAGGAAGGCAAGGCACAAGTGGCAGCAGAAAAAGCAAACAATGAATTAAAAGCAACAAGAAATGAGCAACGAAAAGAAACCGAAAAACAGACAGCAGCAAATACAGATGCTATTGGAAGCAAAGCAACGTCTGTTGCAAGCGAAGTTGAAAATCTCGCAGAAACTTCAAGCGATAGACAAGAACTTGGAGGAGCATCCGAAAGAGTAGACGAAACCCTCGACAAGGTAAATGAGCAGCTTGCCCTGCTTGGCTACTATGAGGCTGAGGAGGTGGAGAAGGACTACAACGAGGCATACGGCTACATGCGTAATGCAGAGAAGAAGGCCGTGAAGGATGCGGCAAACCTTGCAAGTCAGTTGATTGACGACCTTGGACTTGACCGCTTCGAGGCTACACACGGAAAGGCAGACAAGAAAGGTAAACGCAAGACGAAACCGCTTGCTGTGGCAAACATTGCTCCTTTAGGAGGTGATGTTAGTATGCACTTGCCATTGGAAGAGGGGCGTGAGCTGTATGTGAATATTCAACTCGTACCATCAGCAGGTAGAGGTGTTGCCAAATTTGAAGGTGACAACCTCGAAGTGACTCGTATCATGTTTCGAGTGGATAATCCTAATGGCAATGGCAATGGCCGCTATGACAGACGCTATGGCATAAATATATGGGTTAACAAAGACGTGACGTATTCAGAACTGTTGGATAAGGTGAAGCGTGAAGTCTACAAGTATCTACCTAAGCGTACTGAGGTTTCAGATGGTAAGTATGCAGCAGGTGACAAGGTGCAGTATTCAACCGATGGTGGCCGCACATGGACTGATGCTGTTGTGGCGCATCCTAATGATGAGGGAGGTTACCTCATAGATACAGGTCTTGCTCCTGTCTTGTGGGTTAATGCTCATCCCGACCAGTTGCGCCATAAGCCAGAATCAAACACAATCAGCGACACTGAACTTATCAAGCGTATAACGGAACATCCGTTATTCAAGGAGCTTGTGGATAATAATCCTGATGCGCAAGCTGCTCGTACACTCTTGGGTGAGAGAATCATGACGGATGTGCGTCTGTCTTTGCGTAAGGATGGTTATGTGGAAACTTACAAGAAGTTGCTTAATGACAAGGGTTTTAGTGAAAAGATAGCTGATAAGGCTTTTGCAAAGAGACATATAGTGTCTAAAAATGATGAGGGTGGCTACTTCTACGAGGATGGTATTAACGAGGATGCAGTTGCGGCATTGCCAGAAGGCATACATATTAAGGATGATGTGACGAGGCGTTCTGAAAATGGCGGTGTTCAGCATACTGCATCAGAAAAGCCAGTAGGCAAACCTAAATCAGCATCCCAAAAGACAACTAAGAAAGTTAAACCAGAGCAGTCAGTAGGCGATTTGTTTGCTGGGCCGCTCGATAATACATCAGACAATGGATTACAAGGAAATGATGATGCGGTACGCACCGAAACAGTGCCGGCCGACAATAGTGGACAACAACAAGGACTACAAGAAAGCCAAGGAAGCCCTCGCAAAAGAGCTGAACAAGAGGGTGGAAGACCTGACGGAGGACGAGGAGGACAAAGCACTAAGAAAGATGGGGCTGTGTCCGCTGGACTTCATGGACTGACCGAGCCGAAGAACACACGCAACAACCATTCAGAGCGTGGCGCAGACCATGCCCCTACTTCGGTGAATGGCAGAATAGAGGCCAATATTAAGGCTATTGAGTTGGCGCATGACTTACTTGAGAGCGGTGAGACAGCCACTCCAGAGCAGATGGGTGTGCTTAGGAAGTTCAGTGGTTGGGGTGGTCTTGGAGCCGCTTTCAGCGACGGAGGCAATGACTGGAAACAGCGTGAGCGTAACAAGAAGATACGTGAGTTGCTTGGAGAAGAAGCTTATGAGCAAGCCGTTATGAGTGCTAACAGTGCCTACTACACCCCTGCATACGTTGTTGATACACTTTGGGACATTGCAAATCAGCTTGGCTTTAAGGGCGGTAGCATCTTGGAGGGTTCCGCAGGTATTGGCAATATCCTCGGTCAGATGCCAACAGCCGTGAGCGAGCGCAGCGACATTCACGCAATAGAGATAGACGGCACATCGGGCGGCATACTCTCGTTGCTCTACCCCGATGCCAAGGTGGACATACAAGGCTTTGAGCAGACACGCATACCCAACGGCAGCGTGGACTTGGCCATCACCAATGTGCCATTCGTTACTGGGTTGCGCGTGAACGACACCACAGGCGACAGTGACCTGTCTAAGAAGTTCCACAATATCCATGACTTCTGCATAGCCAAGAACGTGCGCAAACTGCGTGAGGGCGGTCTGGGTATCTTCATATCGTCAAATGGCACACTCGACAACAGCAAGGCTCTACGTGACTGGGTGGTGAACGAGGGCGGCAGTGACTTCATCGGAGCATTCCGCATGAACAACAAGACCTTTGGCGGTACGACCGTAACATCAGACATCATCGTAATCCGCAAACGCGTGAACGGTCAGAAGTCGGCACAAGCCATTGACGTGAGCAACATCAGCGGTGAGCGCACAGCCGACTATGAAGAGCCTGGCGCACGCAAGGCCAAGCAGCTCTCCATGGACTACAACAAGTATTTCATCGAGCATCCCGACCACATGGCAGGAGAAATGCGCTTTGCCTTTGAAGAGGGTGACACGTTCAGACCCACAAGCAAGGGACTTTACCCGGTAAGCGGCAAAGACCAAGGCAAGATGCTGGCTGACTTCGTTAAATCATTCACGGAGGAAGAGCGCGGCAGCGCAGAGACCACAGAAAGCGACAAGCCTGTTTATGTGAACGATGCATCGGCAGACGGCAAGAAACTTGGCGAGATGTACTTGAAAGACGGCAAGCTCGTTACGGCAGGTATGGGCGGCTACTATCCTCTTGAAGTGAACGACAAGAAGATAAAGGGACACACCAAGCAGGAGTGTTTCAATGCCTATGCAGCCATCAAAAGCGCATTGGTCGATGTGATGAAGTACCAGACAGAGAACGAGGGCGATGCAGGACTGCAACCATGGATAGACAAACTCAACAAGGCATACGATGCCTTTGTCAGCACCTACGGACACTTCACCAAGAACAACCAGTTGGCATGGCTGCGCAATGACGTGGACTATCCCAACGTGTTCTCCTTGGAAGTGTACAAGGAGCAAGGAGACGGCAAGGGCGGTGTGGTCAAGACCTATGACAAGGCAGACGTGATGAAAGGCCGTGTCGTGGAAAAGGAAAGCGAGCCGCACCCTGAGAATGTCAAGGACGGTGTTGTGGTGAGCATGTTCAAGAACGGACGCATTGATGTTCCTTACATTGCAAGCCAGCTCGGAAAGAGTGAGGCGGAAGTGAAGCGTGAAATCATTGACAGCGGACTCGGCTTTGAAGACCCTACGACACGACAGATGGAAGTGTCATACCAGTATCTGAGCGGTAACGTGAGAGAGAAACTGAAACAAGCTGAGGCCAACAATGAGAATGGCGAATACAGCAAGAATATCAAGGCATTGCAGGATGTGGTTCCTATGAATATTCCTGCACACTTGATAGACTTCACGCTCGGTTCGTCATGGCTTGACCCAAAACTATATGACGAGTATGTGAAAGAGCGTACCGACATAGACGTGCATTTCACGGCAGCAGGTGGCACATGGTTTATGAAAGCCCCGACCTATGGTGTGAACGTTGAGAAGAACCGCGCAATGGGTATTGTGAGTAAAATGCTTAAGAAAACAATAATGGGCCATGAACTCATTTCAGCCGCAATCCAGAACAAAAGCATTATCGTGTCACGTACGGAAAAGCATTATGACGACACAACGGAAACCATCACAGACCGTGAGGCTACGGCAGCATGTGCAGTCAAGATAGACGAGATACGTCAGGACTTCAAGGACTGGGCGCGAGGAAAGATGCAGAGTGACGCGGACTTGTCAGCACGCATGGAGCAAGAGTATAACGACCGCTTCAACAACTATGTTCCTATGAGCATACCTGACGACTTTGTACCTGAATACTTCGGTGGCGCAACACACAAGTTCAAGATGCGCTCACACCAAGGTAAGGCCATTGTACGAGGTACAATGCAGCCGTTGCTGCTTGCCCATGAAGTAGGTACTGGCAAGACATTCACCCTTATCTCTACGGCGATGGAGATGCGCAGACTTGGTACGGCACGCAAGCCAATGATTGTGGTGCAGAACGCCACCGTAGGCCAGTTCGCAGCCTCAGCCAAGGAACTCTACCCCAATGCCAAGATACTCACGCTTGAGGACAATGACCGCAATGCAGAGGGCAGAAAGAATTTCTACGCCAAAATCAAGTACAACGACTGGGATATGATTGTCGTGCCTCAAAGCACCTTTGAATTTATCCCCGACAGCGATGAGCGACAAATGCAATTCGTGCAGGACAAGATAGACGAGAAAATGCTTGTGCTTGAAAAGATGCGTGAGGCTGACACCAGTGGCAGAGACCCCATAACGAGACGCGCAGAAAAAGAGCTGGCCGACCTGCAAGCAGAAATGGCTGCACTGTCGGAAGACATATCCAAGAAGCGCACCGCCAACAATGAAAAGAAGAAAGCTGTAGCGAAGCAGAACGCAGCGGTTAAGGCGCAGGAAATGCTTGACCGTCGCACGGACGATGTGGAGAACTTCGATGACATGGGCATTGACGCACTGCTCATAGATGAGGCTCACGAATACAAACACCTCGGTTTTGCAACAGCCATGCAGCGCGGTGTGAAAGGCGTTGACCCATCATACAGTAAGAAGTCGCAAGGAGTGTACTTGAAGACGCAAGCCATATTGGAGAAGAATAACGGTCGCAATGTTATCTTCGCCACTGGTACGCCTATCAGTAATACAGCAGCTGAGATATGGACATTCATGCGTTATCTGATGCCCAAGGACACCATGAAAGAATACGGCATTTACTACTTTGACGACTTTGTGCGCAACTTCGGCAACATACAGCAGATGCCAGAGTTTGGTACGAATGGAAAGTTCAAAGAAGTAAACCGCTTTGCAGGATACGTCAATCTTCCAGAGTTGGTTCGTATATGGTCGGGTGTAGCCGACACCGTGCTCACCAAAGACCAAAAGGAATTGGTGAAGAAGATACCCGAAATGGAGGGTGGAAAGGCACAAGACATCTATCTGCCACAGACACGCGCCCTGCGTAGTGTGATGAAGTATGTGCGCGAAGAACTTGACCGTTTCGACCAGATGAGCGGCAAGGAGAAGAAAGAGAACAGCAGTATTCCCCTCACCATGTACGGCATTGCACAAGGAGCCGCAGTAGATGCCCGACTTGTTGAAATGAACGCAGAGGACGACCCCAAGAGTAAGACCAACGAGGCCGTGCGTCAAACCCTGCGCTCGTTGAAAGAGACAGACGAATACAAGGGAACAGTTGCCATCTTTGCCGACCACTACCAAAACAAGCGAAGTGGTTTCAACCTGTATGAGGACATCAAAAAGAAACTCATCAAGCAGGGGGTTCCCGAAAACGAAATCGTTGTGATGAAGTCTGGCATGAAGATAAAGCAGAAGTTGGAAATCTTCGAGAAGGTAAACCGTGGCGAGGTGCGTGTTATACTCGGCAGTACAGCCACACTTGGTACTGGTGTGAACATACAGGAACGTCTGCATACACTTATCCACCTTGACGCTCCAAACCGTCCGATGGACTACACGCAACGCAACGGCCGCATCTTGCGACAGGGCAATCTTCACAAGCAATGGGGTAAACCAGTCCGTGTGCTTCGTTTCGGTGTGGAAGATAGTCTTGACGTAACTGCATATCAGCGATTGAAGACCAAAGGTGCGATTGCTGATAGTGTTATGGAGGGTGACCGACTAATGCAAGATAGCATGAATAACCGCGTGCTTGAAGAGGAAGAAGATGTGTTCGGCGACACCGTGGCACAGCTCTCGGGCAGTGAATATGCCCTGTTGAAGAACAACGCAGAGAAGAACGTACGCAAGTATGAGAGCCGCAAGAAACAGTGGGAAGCCGACCAAACCTATATTCATAATGCTAAGCCAAAGTTGGAGGGACAGATAAAGGCAGCCGAGCAACGAGCAGAGGAAGCCAACGCCCACCTGCTTGCTGTACAAAAGGCATTCCCCAATGGCAAGTTTACAGAGATAACCGTAGGTAAGCAGAAATTCGGTTCTATTGAAGCTATGGCAGACTTCATCAAGGAACACAACAAGAAAGTCCATGATGCAGTAAAGGAGATGAAGAAAAATCCCGGCAATGCTAAACAGACCAGCACTCTCACCTTGTCATTAGGCGGTTATGACTTTGTAGTAAAGACAGAGCTGTCGCGTGAAACGGTGAATAGTGGTGGTTCCCTATTTGCTGAGATACATCGTAAGATGAGCTACTCATGTCCCGAACTCGGTCTGACAGACATGCCAGTCAAGCAGTCTCTTTTGCGTAATGCCGTTGAGGATATTACCGAGAATGTAATTACAGGTAAGGACTTTGCCGAGAGATTTGACTTTGCCACACGCGCAGTTGCGCACGGCAAGTCTGAGCTGGAGCAGTTGAAACAGCGCGAGGGCAAGCCATTCGAATTCAGCAAAGAATTGGAAGAAGCCAAACGCCAGTTTGAGGAATACTCAGAAGCCATGAAGGTAGAAATGGAAGAAAAGGAGAAGAAGTATGCCGAAATGGATGCAAGTGTTGACGCAGCTACTGATGTCGTTGCTGACGATGAGGACGAAGCCGATGATGGTAACAGTAAACATCGTATGCTTGAAGATGATACACCTAATGTAATTGAGAATGATTCTAACGCGATGGTGGATAGGGTGACTGAGTTGTCAGAACGCCTTCACACTCCTGTGCGCATCATCCGTACTGAGGAAGAGGTGGCAGATTTGCCGAGTGCGCGTCAGCGCAGAATGAAAGGCAGCTTCAATCCTATAACTGGCGAGGTGACTATTGTAGTACCAAACAACGCCAACATGACAGATATTGAAAATACGTTTGTGCATGAGGTTGTGGGACATGATGGTTTACGTGTGTTGTTCCCCGATGAAGCGAAGCTGAACAATGCTCTTGATGAACTTTATCGTGTGTCTAAGGACGAGATACGCGGCACGATTGACCGCATGGCACAGAAGATGTACGATGCTGAGGTGGACCGATTGCGCGAGAGAAAGCGCAAGGAGTATGAGGCGAAGGGCGAGGATACTAACACTTTATATCATACTGACATTGAAAAGGCTCGTTCTGAGGCAAGTAAGAAGAGTGAGCAGTTAAGGCGTGATGCCACAGAGGAGTATGCTGCCGACCTTGCTGGACGCATCGGTGAAAGCGGCTTTGAGACGATGAGCGCCGAGGAACTTACGTTCTGGGGCAAGCTAACAACCATACTTCAAAAGGCTCTACAAAAATTGCTGGACGGATTAAAAATCCCAGGCAAGAGAAAGTGGAGTGATAAGGACTGGGCGTTTGTTCTACATGAAGCCTACAAGCGTAAGAAGAATGGTGGTAAGCCTACCGTATTCGATGCCGCTGATACTGTGGTTATGCGCGGGAAGACAGGATTCGGTGATACTAAGTTCAGTGATGGTAAGGTCGAAGAAAACCACCAAGTCGCTACAACTATAGCAGATATGAAAAAACGAGTAACCGAGTTGTTTCAAAAAGCAAAGACAGGAGAGTTTGTCGGGAAACCAGCAAGCATCGGTCGGTTGAGTGCAGACGGGAAGGCATACTTGGAGAAATTGTCGGATTTGAAGTTTAAAGAGTTTGTGGACTTTGTTCTCAATCCATCTGACTTGAACCATATCCGTTCAGACCATTATGGCGAGAATGAAAAGGACAAAGGTAACAATGTGCCACTTACAGATGAAGATATTCAGAATATGGTGGACGTGTTGAACCAGCCAGACGGCATACTCTATGGCGTGGACAAGAAAGACGGACGCAAATTGTTCTTCTTCTTGAAAGATGCTGGTAACGGATTGTATAACCTGACTGAGGTGTGCAGTACAAAAAAGGGAAACCTTACTGCAAAGAGTTTCTTTAAATCAAAAAAGAAAGGTATCAGCCAGCGAGTTATGGAGATAAAAGACTCCCTACTCCCTACGTCCGTAACGTACTCTGGTGAATTCCTTTCTTCGGATGCAAAGATACCGACATTATTTGAGATTAACGAAAGTTCTTCCAAAAATGTTGCAGATGGCGGCATTATGTTCCGCAACGATGACATTGGGCTTGAAGAAACCATCACCAAGATAAAGGTTGAGGCAGCCCAAGCCGCGCAGAAAGCCACCGAGAACCTCAACCTTGGCGGCAGAGTTGTCGTGCATGAAAGCGCCGAAGGCCTTGAAGGAAGAGAGGCCACGGCCAAAGGCTGGTATGATACCAGAACGGGGCAAATCCACGTGGTATTGTCGAACAACACTGACGCAGCAGACGTGACGCAGACCATCCTGCATGAAGCCGTAGCCCATCACGGACTGAGAGAGTTATTTGGCCATAACGTGATGGATGCTTTTCTTGACAGCGTTCTTGCGGCAGCTTCGCAGGAAGTGAAAGACGCTATCAACGAATTGCGTCGCGGAAAAGGATGGAATTTCCGTACCGCCACAGAAGAATATCTTGCAGGGCTTGCAGAGCGCACGGACTTTGAACGTATGACGGCAGAGGAACGCGGCTTGTTTGCTACCCTCCGAAGACTGTTTAACCGTGCGCTGGAGTTCTTGGGCCTGAAAAACCGTGAGTTGAGCGATAGGGAACTTGCTTATATACTTTGGTGTAGCTATCAGAATTTGAAGACAGGCGAAAAGGGACGCTATGTAGCCGAAGCGGAGCGTATTGCCATGCGTTATAAATTGAAGGCTGGGAAGAACGCGATGACCGACACGGAGAAGAAGGAGCACTCCGTTTTGCTCCGCGGAGAACTGGATAATTTGCAGGAAATCCTTGCCAAGGATACTTATGAAAGACTTGTGACGAGAGGTTCGCACCTTGAACGTACCGCGTGGGTTGACATGCTTTCTCCTCTTCAGGACTTACAACACGCCATAGAGAAAAACGGCGGCTTTAAGCTTGGAGACTTTGAAAATCCATATAACGCTTATATCACTATGAGCAGTCGCAATTATGCGCAGATGGATATTTACAAGAGGACGCTTTATGCAGATATGATAGAGGCCATTCATGCGCTTGGCAGCGAGACAGGCCGTTCATACGAAGAAATAAAGACGTATGTGATGGCCAAACACGGCATGGAGCGTCAAAAATATATGGCAGGAAAGGCCGCAGAAGAGGCTTATGACAGATATAAATCCATGCACCCATTTGGGCAGAAGACGCTTGACTACTTCATTGATGAATATGAAGAGAAGAGCTTTGCAGGATTGACAGAGTTATTCGGAACGCAGAGCGTTTCTGAGGCTATGGATGAAGCGCAAAAATATGTAGAGGAAGTGGAGGCCGAGGCTGGCAGTCTGACGGATAGCATGTGGGACAGCATTCGTGCTGCTACAAAGTCTTCCCTTCAAAGAGCGTATGAGGCAGGACTGATAAGTAAGGAGACATACGACAATGTAAGCAGTATGTATCAGTACTACATTCCACTCAGAGGTTTTGACGAAGCAACGAGTGATGAGGTGTACGAATATTTTGGCGACCAAACAATCAATGGAGGCACGGGTAGCTTCATGAAGAAAGCCAAGGGACGTAAGAGTGTTGCAGATGATCCGTTTGCGGTTATCGGTAATATGGCAGAAATGGCCATCATGCAGTCTAACCGCAATCTCATGAAACAGCAATTGTTGAACCTTGCCTTAAACCACCCATCCGACCTTATCAGCGTCAGTGACCTCTACGTGAAATTTGATGAAGACTACGACAACGGAGACGGCACGCGCGGAGCATGGGTGCCAGTGGCTGTGCCAGATACAAGCGGCATGACAACGGAGGAAGCAAACCAAGTGATGCTTGATTTCCAAGATGACATGGAGGAAAAGGTTAAGGATGAACCTGACACCTACGCCTTGGCTCATCAGAAACCGCATATTCCATACCGAGTGCTCGGCAGAAACATGAATGAGCATCAAGTTATGGTGAAACGTGGAGGCAAAACCTATATACTGACCATCAACGCGAACCCGAGAGCGGCGCAAGCTATCAACGGTCTACTAAACCCAGATGCCACAGAAAACCCTGGAGCTATCGCTTTGAAGGCTATGACTAACTGGATTGCAAGAATGGCTACGGCAAGAAACGTTGAGTTCGCTATCTCTAACGCCATGCGAGATTTGGAATTTTCAACGACACTGATACCAAAGGAGGGGACGGAATATTACGGCAGATACGTTAAGAACTATCTTACGTGCGTCAAGAATATCGGCCGACTTGTCAACCGACTTAATGGCAATACTCTTGATATGTCCAATCCTTTAGAAAAGGCGTTTTACGATTTTATCTACAATGGCGGCGAGACAGGCTATACTTTCATGAAGGGCGTTGAGCGTTATAAGGGCGAAATCACTAAAGCTCTTTCTGAACTTCGCGCCAAGGAAGGAAAAAGTAAGACCGAGCGTCTTGGTAATAAGATAGTTTACGGCCATCATTATATCATTAATGACGCTTGGAATATTTATATGAAGGGGGCGGAATATCTGAGCCGCTGCACGGAAGACTGGGTGCGCTTTGCTGTATTCCTTACCAGCAGACAGAGTGGTCGCTCTATGGAACAGTCTATCATGGATGCAAAGGAGGTAACTGTAAACTTCAACCGCAAGGGCGCTGGAAGCAAATCGGCAGGAAAATGGGATGTTTCCAACTTTTTCAGTATGAACAATCTTCATTTTCTCAGCGCTTATGCAGCATCGGCATTCAAGAATTTCTACGCATTTTCTAATGCCAGCATCCAAGGTCTTGACAAGAATGTTAGATTACATCTTAACCATACAGCAGGAATGCTTATGTGGGACGGCGCAGCAGTAACGCTCGGCATGCTTTCTGCCATGTGTATTCCATTGATGTTGTCTGCCATTGGTGGAGACCCCGATGACTACTGGGATATGCCTGAATCTATGAGAAGAATGGGCATTATTATTCCGTTGGGTAAGGACGGAAGATTTTTAACTCTTCCGATGTCAATTGAGCATCGCGCAGCATACGGCATTGGTGAACTGTTGGGGACGGTTGTTTGCGGCAGCGAAAATCTACCAGCGAGCGAGATTACATTTCAAGCATTTGAGCAATTGTCACAGATACTGCCTCTTGACTTGACCGAAGGCAACGGCAGCATGCTTTCTCTCGTTCCAACAGCGGTGCGACCAGAAGTAGAAATTGCCTTCAACAAGAATTGGCTCGGAATGCCAATCTATAAAGAACCATTCAACAAGAATACACCTGCATTCAGAAATGTTTACCAAAGCACCAATCCTAATTATATTGCCATGTCTAAATGGTTGAACGAGGTGCAGGGCGGCGGCGACTACGAACGTGCAGGTGTGCAGGTCAACCCTGCAATGGTTCAGCATCTCGTTGAATCATACACTGGGGGCGCAGGAAAATTTGTCAGCAGGACTTCTGGCGTTATCGCTAAGATTATCCAAGGAGAGCAGATAAGGTCTAACGAGATACCATTCTACCGTACCTTGGTTAAATCCGTAGACGACCGCACGCATAATCGTGCAGCACGAGAGCGATTCCAACGAGAATACGACAAGGGGCAAAAGTTGATTTACAAGATTGATAATTATCAGAAAGAATCCGCGAGAGGTAACAGTCAATACGTGAAAGAGCTTGACGAATTTGCTAAGAGCAAGGATTTCATGAGTTATATGCTATGGAAAAGCTATAATTCAGTCAAGAGCCAATTTGACAACGCAAGAAGTTATATTGGCGATGACAAGGATAAACGCGCAGCACTTGACCATGCACAGATGTTAGTGCAGAAAATGATGACAGAATGTGCTCGCGCCGTTGAGGATTCCAAGACGCAGGAAGAGGCCGATGAGAAAATTGGCAGGATTCAAAGCGAGTACACACCTCAGATTAAGGAAACCTTAAGCAAGGTTGAGGATTGACGTAAGATTGACGGGTGCATGAAAATTACCATGCACCCGTTTTTTACAAACAACTAACAAAACGAACAAAAAATAAACAATACGTCTCATAGTAATTTTGCATCAGACGGCAGGAAAGTCCTACCGCATTCAACTTAAAAAACATATTATTATGGACGGAGTAGAAAAAATTATCTGTTGCGACCGTGGCAACAATGACGCCTTGACTTATGCAGCGATGGCAAACAAACAGTCCGACCCAATGGCGATGGCCGCAATGATGAACGGAGGCATGGGTAATCAGTGGATGAATAATCCATTTGCCTATATGATGTTTCTTGCATTGTTTGGCGGTGCAGGATTCGGAGGCTTTGGCAACAGAGGGAATGCCGTGCAAGATGCAGAAATCCAAAATCAGATTGCCTCTCTACGCTCACAGATGGCCGACAACCACAATGCAGATTTGCTGATGTCGGCAGTCAAGGGTAACGATGATGCCCTCAAAACGCTTGGCGCAAATCTTAATTGCGACTTCAACCAATTGCAGCAGGCCGTTTGTGCAATACGTTCAGCAGTAGACAATGTTGCTGGGCAAGTAGGTTTCAGCGCTGAACGTGTTATCAATGCGGCTGAGCGAGGTGATGCCAGCATTATAAGTGCAATTCAGAATTGTTGCTGCAACACACAGCAGGGTATTTTGAAAATGGGCTATGAGAATCAGCTTGCAATTCAAGGCCAAACAGAATCTTTGAATAGAAGTTTGAATTTCATCAACTCGTCAGTCGAACGCGGCTTTAGTGCTCTTGGTTTTCAGAATGCGCAGGACAAATGCGATATTATTCGCGCAGGGCAAGATAATACGCAGCGCATAATTGACACGCTCAACTCACACTGGAACTCAGATTTGCAACAGCGCTACAATGATGCACGTCTGGAACTCTCGCAGCAGAAGCAGAATGCGGCGCTTATCGCAGCTCTGAAAACGACAACAGCTTAACACAAAGATGGTAGGGAAGATAACTTCCCTACCACTGTAAATTAAAATTGCCATGAAGAAATATTATATCTTACATCACGGGGATCTAAGACCTCACAGCAATCATTATGACGAAGCTTCTGCAATAGATGCCGTAGAAAGAATTTACTACACAGACGATGAAGGAAATGCACACAACGGCCCTCATTGGAGCATTGACGATATACGCGAGATAACGAACAAGCAGAAATTCAAAGAGCATGTCACCGATTGGGATAAATATGTAGCATTGAACTATGCCTATGCTGACTTCAATAAGATTATGTCTCCTGAGATGATAGCAGTTGCTGCATACGCTTTCTTCTTTGACGATGAAGATGCACCAGAAGATAAGGTTTTCAGATACGTAGAGGCGATGAAGTAAAAAGTGGCACACATAATCAAAAATGTGTGCCACTTTTGTGTACATCTATATACATCTATTTACATATATGTGTATATGGATAATTTGTAAAACATTGATTTACAGACATGATAATGATAATATGATACAATAAGTGTAAGAGTGGATAGTCCTATCAGGCGCACAATTACAATTGGTTTTCAGTGAGTTATGAAAAATGTGTGACATAATGTGTGACACTTTATGTAACTCGCTATATTTTATCGAACAAATTCATGGCGTTTTTCTTAGCTTCGTCGGCTATATCTATATATGGCTTCATGGCTCTATAATCGGAATGTCCCGTCCACTTCATGACGATAGACGGCGCGATTCCGAGCATGAGCGCATTACAGATAAATGTACGACGACCGCAATGTGTGCCAACTGCCTTCCACTTGGGCTTGCTCTCTGTTATTTTTCTATCGCCTACATAATGTGTGCTTGTTATGACTTCGTTTAACTCACATTGGCGGCATACTTCTTTTATGTAGTTGTTCATCTTCTGGTTGGATGCGACTGGCAATGCTTTGTCTCCTTCCATTTTCGTGTATTTATCAAGGATTGAACTGGAGTATTTGTTCAATTCGATTTTTAAAGCGGCATTTGTCTTCTGGGTTATGACATTGATTATTCCATTTTGTATGTCTGATTTCTTCAGTTTGGCGACATCGGAATATCGCAAGGAAGTGAAGCAGCAAAAGCAGAATACATCTCTCGCTCGTGATAAGTAACCCTCCTTGAACTGATGGCTATACACTTTCATTAGCTCATCCCATGTTAGGAATACTACACTGTTGTTTGATTGCTTTAGCTTTGTTCGATAAGTGGTAAAGCTCACATCCTTAATGACGCCCTTTGTGACGAGCCATCGGAAGAACCATTTAAGCATGGATATTTTCTTTTTTACTGTCTCATTCTGATAGCCTTGCGTAATAAGGTAATCGCGAAATTTAGAGAGCATGCTCGCATTTATGTCTTCTATTTTTGCCGATGGCAAGAAGTCGTGCAAGTTATGCCATATCTGATTATGCTTATACCTTACTGATGATGACCATCCACTTTCTTTCCCAGCCTCTTCTACGTATTTATTATAGAGGTCAAACAGGTTTTTATTTTTTGAAATCCCGTCCTCTTTTATTCTAAACAAGGAAGAAATGTCTTCCTTAAACTGGTCGTATGTCGGTGCCCCTTTGTACGCATCAGCCAAGCGGATTATTTTGCTTTCGTATCGCTGTATCTCCGTGTTTATTCTTGACGCAGACACCTTCTCTTTTCCGTGAGTGGTATTTCGCTTGCAGCGCTGCACATCCTTATCCCATTTAGATATGTCTATTTTATACCCAAGTGAGAAGGTGAAACGCTTCATCTGATATCGTATAGTTAATCTGAGGTCTCCGCGTGTATCTGGGGAAAAGAGTATGCTGTATTTCATGGGGCGGGAATTTTAAAAGCCCTATCGGTTAAGGTAGGGCTTTGTTGGTCGATATTAATAGTGTGTTTACATTACCATAGGGCAAGTTTTCCGCATGTGCCCAAATCAAGAGAGGCGGTTTTGACTCCAAGGGCTTTAAATATACGTCCCAGCATCTGAAAACTGATATTTCGTCCGTTTTCCATTTTGGAAACCTGCGAGCAATTCACGCCAGCGCGTTCCCCGAGTTCTGCTTGTGTCATTTTCTGTTCGGTGCGTGCCTTTCTGATTGCTTCTCCGATTTGGAACGCCCGTACAGATTCTTCCACTTCCATATCAAACTTGTTTCTTTCCGCGGTTCCTTTCTTGCCTATGAGTTCATCGGTTATTTCGTCCAACGAATATGACTTCATGTTTCCTATCTGCTTCATTTTGACTTGTAATTTAATTCCATGTATTTATCCATTATTGCCTTGGCTTTGTTTAATTCCTTAATCGGTATTTTCTGTGTCTTTTTAACAACGCCATGAGTAACTACTACCAACGAATTTGTGTGTGCATCCCAAAAAGAGAAAAGCCTATAGGAGATGCCGTTACTTTGTGCGCGAAACTCCCATAGTCCAGAGTCTCCTAATTTTTTGAATATCTCGTTACTTCTTTCTCCTGTCTTCACGCGATTCATGTTGCGTATTATCTTTTCACGCGCTTGTTGGTTTAAACTTCTAAGGAAATCTGCCGCATCCTCCAGTATGATTATTTCGATTGTATGCGAGTTCATTGTTTTACTCTTCCATTTAGGATTACAATTCTTTTAGCCATCATGATATTGTTTCATTGGCCGTCAAGCCATTTTTTACCATTCTTCGTGTGCATCCAAATCAAGATACCACCGCTAATTATAATCATAATTAGATAGAATATATTGAGTAAGTTAAATACATTTTCCATATCCGCTTTATTTTTTATTATTTAATTTATAAGCTATTGTCGCAAGGAATGTTGTTAGTAATGTACCGAATATCAAAGACAAAAGGGAAGAAGCAGTCAAATCGTTATCCAATATCAAGACTGACGATATGGCTCCCAATACCATTGTTGTAAATATGGTCTTTGCCAAGTCGTAAAAGAACTTTGCGAGTTCTTTTCTCTGCTCATCATTGTTATTCTTTTCCATTACACAAAGCTATGTCTAAAAAGAAATATAACGGCAAAGATACTGATGATTTCGCTTTTGGCCACTTTGAAGTCGGTATATCTGTCACGGTTGGCATCTGTCGTCCGCAGGGTGTATGAATCAGCATTCTCAATGAGGATTCTGAGACGTACGCCATGCGGTTTTGTGTCAATGACATAATAATCTCCGTTAACGATGTGTTCTGTCTCTGGCAGTCTTCTGATGCCTATGAGGTCTCCACTGGTGAAGGTTGGTGTCATGGAATTATCCTGCACTCTGTAAATAATATCTATCTGCTTCATGAATCCTTCTACAGAGAATATTTCCATGTTTGCCGCGCCATTCTTTATGTTTGCATATATATCATAGTCTGGCATACTGTACATATATGATGGAATGATTGGACGTGCGTCTTCGGATGCGCTTTTTACCTCCAAGTTCTGTGCGGCGATGTTGCCGCCTTCCGCCCCTCCATGCATATAGTAATTATTCTCCATCCTCGCTCCTGGTGGGTGATGATTGTTTTGCTGTGACATTAGTCGCGGCGCATCCTCGTTGAGCATGTTACCTGTTTCCCATAGAATCCAATCAAAATTTAATTCAGGGAAACGAGCCTTTATTTTTTCCATTGTTCTCCGTGTAATCTTTTGCTTCCCATCAAGCATTTTACTGAGATTACTTGGTTCTATACCTACACTATTCGCGAAAGCATTCATGGAATACCCGAATACTTGTAGGCGTTCTTTTCTTTGTTCTCGTAATGTATGCATAGCATTATAATATTAAACCATACAATAAGATTTAAATTATAAAGTAAATATCTGTTTTTACTTTGGTAATACCAGGTAATACCTTATCTTTGCAATGTATTCCAAAACAAGTTACACAACACGTTTGCGGAATATCTACCACAAAAATAGCGATTAAATATCTAACAAACAAGACTTGAACCCAAAAATCTACTTCGTTGGGTTTGACAAGTGAAACCATTTTTATTTATAGCATTATGGATTATAGCATTATGGAATTGAAGATTTTAATTCATACCGAACCATTTAGTTCGAATAACAAGCCAAGTGTTTTGGCGAGTTTAATCCCCTATTACGATATAGAAAACTTCATGGATAGCGATAAGGTAGACCCGTCTCACGAAGAAGTAATTGCCCAATGTCAGTTTTACGGTGAAGTCACCAAGCGAATTAGGGCGATGGTTGAAGAGTTATGTAAGGAAAAATACAATCACATTAACAATTGACCTATGTATCTGGATATCAAATTAAGGTTTTACGGTAAGCATTACAGCCAGGAAATGGAAGTATTGAACGACCCGCATTGTGGGAATGACGGCCCGATAGACGTGTCAAGCGATGAAGTCATGCGGCAGTTGTCTGACCTCAGCGAAGCAGCCAAGCACATCAAGCCGATTATAGAGGATTACTGCGAGAAGCGGAAAATTCATCTGAGTAAATCTGACAATACGCGCTTGAAGTCCTCGAAGATGGTATAGTTATCACCATTTGTCATGTAAACGGTGATACGGTCTGCCTCTTCTCTTACGGCATACACGTGATTACGATTGATATATGTGTAGTGAACATGGTCGTCATGAATCTTTACTCTTACGAAATCGCCCTTACTCTCTGTCGATTCCTGCTTTTGCTGCACCGCGTTCTCCTCTCCTAAAATCATAGAGCCTTCTCCTGTAAGGAGCCAATTGAGATTGAGAGATGGGTAAATCTTAGATATTTTCTCTAACGTTGAACGTCTGGTATTGTCTCCCATTTTAGATACAGAACCGTTGCTAAGATTGCAATTACGCTCAAATTCAGCAACATTCATTTCCAAGTGGCTGATGAATGTAAGGATTCTTTCGTTTAGATTCATAGTTGTAGAATGGTTGTTCTGTTGTACTACTGATTGCGGTGTATTATCGAGCAACATTTCACCTTCGCCTGTGAGAAGCCAAGATTCTGACAATCCAAACGCATTACTCCATTCCTTTGCTGCTTTTTTGCCGAACGAAACTTTCCCTGTCAAATAGTTAGAAATTTGAGCCTTTGATTTACCAAGTATATTGCAAATGTCGACCTGCTTAATCCCCTGGCTATCAAAGTATTGCTTTAATTTATTCATAATTTCAATTATTAAAGTATATTAAACATGTAAACTTTTCTCTCTTTCTTCTTTGCAAGTATACTTATTCTTTATACCTTTGCAACGTGTTACGGAACGAGTTGCACAACTTGTTACCGCAAATATACAAATATCCAAGTAATTGGAAAGCGTTCTGTGTTTTATTTTTACGTCTCGCGATAATCAGACTAATCGTCGTCGGCTTGCTTGTCGAGAGAAAACGAGACAGAGCCTAATGGTTGCACACCATTCATTGTGTTGTGAGAATTGAGTTGTTGATGGTGTGTGGCGGTTCGATTCCGCCGTGGCTCACAAGCGAAAAGTGTTCTTTGACTTATTGGCAAAGGGGTACGGAAGTGAAATTGAAGTAGCAAGGCCCAAATCCCCGAAAAAGTGGTATCACGTGATAGTAACTATCTATGTCGTGAAGTTGTAAACGGATGAGGTTCGGCATCATCCATACCGCGTGAGCTGCCACGAGAAGTTATGTAACTATCATGTAACTATCATGTAACTACTACATAAATTCTTTATATCCTCCTCAGGTATGCCGATAGCTGGCGCATTCACCTTTCGTTTGCGTTTGGACTTGGCGGCACAGGTGGTTCGAGTCCACCTATCTGAGCCAATTAAAACCTTATTGTATGAATAAGATAAAGAGAATTGCTGAGATAAGAGAATTGCTGATGCAGGATGCGGAAGAGCAATGTATCTGCCGCACACGCGGTTATCTCACTGCCAATTTTTATATGGAGATTGGCAAGAAGAATTACGAAGTCGAATTAATCGTTGATGAAGATTGGCAATGTAGCGATTGTTCCGTCTACAACATAGAAGAAGATGTGGAGGACGTGAAATTGAAAATCCTTATCCTAAACGAATATTCAGGGCTATACGCAACTCTCAAACGAGAGGCGTATGAAAAACTTGAAAAGGAGGCAAAATTGTACGAGGAGCATGAACAATCGCTGATGTACGATTTCCTTTATTGATATAAGCTCGCTGCGGTTCTTTTCACGAGGTGCAAAGAGTTGCATCGCAAATGAAACTGTGAATCTGTAAAAAGTTATGGGCGAGAAGATTTCCGCAGCGAGCTACACGCAGGTGATTGAGACTGGGTCTCATACTTTTGGAAGTTCCATAGTTGTTATGATTTGATTAAATAGAATATGTGAGATAAGAGGTTCGATTCCTCTCACCTGCACCAACCAATAAAAACATATTATGAAGAAGGAATACTATTTTGTTGTTTCAGTCTCTTGTAAAAGAAGAAACATGAAAGAAAAGGTACTTGCCGAGTACCTTAAAAGCTACAAGAATTGTCTTCTAGAGTTCGGCGAAGAATATACGCCAGATGTTTTAATTACCGACCTTAATAAACGACTTGATGAAATCAACGCATCGAATAAGCGGTGCATGGATATTCGTTTAAAGCGAGAAAACGGCATGTTTGGCGAAATAATCTTTGTATTTGAAAGTGATGTAAGCTGTGATACCCATCCCGCCGCTATAATGGTTCTCAGATCAGTAAGATGGGTGGCAGGTTCAAGTAGTAATGGAAAAAGTGAAGCAGAATAAAACTCGCCTGCATCAACCAATAAGAAGTATTATGAAGAAGGAATATTATTACGTTTCTTTGGTTTCTTCAAATAGACGAAACCAAAGAGAAAAGATACTTGCCTTGTAGAGTTCGGTGAAGAATATACGCAAAAAGTCCTAATTGCCGACCTCAACAAACGACTTGAGGAAATCAACGCATATAATAAGCGGTACAGGGATATTTATTTAAAGCGAGAAAACGGCAAGAATGGCGAAATCATCTTTGAGTTTGAAAGTGGTGTAGGCTGGGGCATTCAATCCGCTATAATGGTTTTCAGACCAGTAAGACGATGGTTGTCTGGTTCAAGTAGCTTGGGAAATAGTGAAGTAGAATAAATAAAAAACTACAAACATGAAAGCATTTACAAATTACAGATATTACGTTCTCTTTGCCGTTAACTTTATGGCGGCAATATTGTTTATCGCTATGCCAGACGATAGCTGGAGCACTCTGAGGTTTATTGCCTTTTTGGTGCTGACAAAAGCAGCTGCATGCTTGCTTGTTTATGTCACAATGGTTTTGATTTCCTGTTGGAGCGATAGACACGAGATAGAAGAGATAGAATCACTCCTTAATGGGGATTTTTGACAATTACGTTTATGCTATATATAAGAAAGATGTTTCTATCAACCATTCAACTTGTTAATGGTAGGAGACTATAGTTAACAGGGGCGGTCGCAACGAATTGGGATAATTAGTTCTTCCGCTTGTCATATTCATAGTTCATACTAAGGTGGCCGTTCGTACTTGCAGGTACGGACGGCTTTTTAAATTCAAACATACAAGAATTCAACTTAATAAAACAAGTACAAACATACAAATGTGAATATGGAAACTAAAATGACATTACACGAAAAGCTGAATCTGATTCAGACGAAGCTGGAAGCGCCGAAGGACTTGTATAACAAGTTTGGCAATTATCGTTATAGAAGTGCAGAAAGCATTTTAGCCGCGACAAAACCTTTCCTCCGCGAAATGGGTTTAACGCTGGTGACGGAATCAAAAATCAGCGAACATTTAAATCGCATCTATGTAGAATGCACCGTTACCATATCAGACGGAAAAACAAGTGAAAGTGCAAGCGGAATGGCACGCGAGGAAGAGACGAAAAAAGGCATGGATGGCTCACAGATAACAGGTGCTGCAATGAGCTATGCAAAGAAATATGCGCTTGGTAATCTCTTTGCTATTGACGACACTAAAGATGCAGATACGACTGAATACGCGCAACAGGTACAAGCTGCACAACAGAGTACAACAGCAACGGTGAGCCAGGCCAAGCCAAAGCAAGCGCCAAAGCAAGTGAAACAGCAAGCACCGCAGGTCGATGAAGAGCGTTTGATGTTGCTCCTGCAAGATATAAGCCACGCGAGAAGCAGAAAGACACTTACAACGATTTGGAACGAGAATAAGGACTTGCAATCCAATCCGAGATTTAGTGAGGCCGTTCAAGAGGCATCTAAAAAATACCCGAAATGATAAAAGTTATTTGTTGTTCTCTCTTTTTGCTGGCCTTTGCGTTAGCGTTTATAGTTTTTCTCGAATATGCACAATATGTAGCCAATAAATATGAAGGCAATGAAGAAGATAAAACTCAATAAAAAATATCCGAAATGATAAGAATTGCATTTTGTATTATCGCCATGCTGGTTATGGTGGCAATGCTCACCGTTGTTGTATATGCACAACATGTAGCCAATAAAGACTATAAAGATGAAGACGATGAAGACAATGAAGACGATTAAACTGAATGACAGCGGAATCCTGTTTGATGCAGAGAGCCACACCTATTGCACCAAGGATGGAGAAGTACTGCACGGAATCACGGGAAGGCTCAAAGAACGAGCCTTCCCCGATGAGTATAAAGATGTTCCAGAAGATGTGTTACAACGTGCCTCTTGCCGCGGCACGAGGATTCACAATATACTTGAATTGTATGATGAAGTAGAATTGATAACGGACGAATGCCAAGAGCTTCAGAACTACATGAAGGCGCAGACGGAATTTCCTTTTCTTGCCAATCATCTGCAAAGCGAATACCTCATCACGGATGGCGAGCAATATGCTTCCGCGATAGACAAGGTTTACATAGAAGATGATGGCGTTATTCTCGGTGACGTGAAGACTACCTACCATCTTAATGAGGATTATGTAAGTTGGCAGCTGTCTATCTATGCTTATTTCTTTAACCTGATAAATCCAAACATAGAAGTCAAAAAACTCTATGCTCTTTGGTTCAGGGAAGATAAATACAAGGTTGTGGAAGTGGAGCGAAAATCTATTGAAGATGTCAAGAAGTTGCTTTATACGGAAGAAGCGTTGCCAGTCACCACCGTTGACGAAGCAATGATGCCAGACATCAACCGCGCAGAGGCTGCCATCATCGAATATAAAGAGGCGATGGAGTTTTGCAAGGCGCAATATGATAAACTCAAAGACGGCATCTTAGCAATCATGGTCGCGAACAACATCAAAAAATATGACGGGCAGAAGATAAGTATCACACGAAAATGCGAAGGAGAACGAGCAAGCTTTGACAGTAAGGCGTTCAAGGCCGACCATCCAGAAATGTATGAACAATACATGGTGAAGAGCAAAACGCCTTCATCCGTAATCGTAAAAATCAAATGAACGAGATATTACAGAACGGCGCAGCTTTCGTTCTTGTTCCGCAGCAGGAATGGAAACGCATGGTTGACGTTATCAGCAGAATCGAAACCATCATGCAGGAACGCGAAGAACCTGACGGATGGATGAGTACCGACGAGGCATGCAGACTACTAAAGGTATCTGCTCACACTTTGAGCAGATGGCGCGAGGTCTACAAGTTGAAGGTATCACAAGTTGGACGGAATATCCTCTATTCCGTCAAAGATATTAACAGATTACTAAAAAAGAAAGAAAAATGAATCAAGCAACATTTATCGGCAATCTCACCAAGACGGCCGAAACTAAACATGTGAATAGTGGTAAACCGTTCACGACATTCTCGTTGGCGGTTAACCGCAAATGGAAGGCCAATGACGGAATAATTCGAGAAGAAGTACAATACATTGACTGCATCATGAACGGTAATATATCTGCTATCACACCCTACCTCACAAGGGGAACAAAGGTTTGCGTGGTTGGCCGCGTATCTTGCCACGCGTGGACTAACAACAAGGGCGAGGCTATTGCAGGGCTTGACCTTAACGTGAGAGACATTGAGCTACTCGGTAGTAAGCAGGAAGACCAACGGCCTGCACAGCAGCAGCCTATACAGCAGCAACCTGCATTTGCACCACCATCGCAGCAGGGCGCACAACCACAGCAAACAGTATTGTCACAAGAGTTTGTCGGCGGGAATAACCTGTACGGCGGACGAAACGAAGACGATTTGCCCTTCTAATAATGAAATACGATTTGAGCAACCAGTCGGACAGAGAGCGCCTTATGGAGCACGTGAGGAAGGCCGTTGAGAAGCGTGAAGGTATCGTAGAGTTTACAGCTAAGAAACGGCAGCGCTCACTGCCGCAGAATCGTTACCTTCACGTTATCCTTTCTTATTTCGCTTCGCAATACGGCGAGAGTATGGAGTATGTCAAGGAGAAATTTTTTAAGGAAGTATGCAACAGAGAATTGTTTTACGAACTTGTGAACGACCGTATTCTTGGATATACCGAGCGCGTAAGGAGCACTGCCGACCTCACCACCGAAGAAATGAGCCTTGCCATTGAGCGGTTTCGCGATTTCTGTGCTATGAATGCAGGCATCTACATTCCTTCGAGCGATGAACATAGGTTGCTTGAATTAGCGGAAATAGAAGTAGAACGGCATAAAGAATACGTGTGATGCCATATTATATCAAGAAGAAGGCAGCAGGGAAGAAAACGGCATCAAGGACGGCGATAGAGCGCCTTGACAAGGTGTTTTCGCTTTATATCCGATTGCGCGACAGTCGGGCCTTCGGATTCAAAGCGTTCAAGTGTATCTCGTGTGGGCAAGTGAAGCCATTCCGCATGGCAGACTGTGGTCATTATTTCAGCCGCAGGCACATGAGTACACGGTATGACGAAGATAACTGCAATAGCGAATGTAGCCGATGCAATAGGTTTGACGCCGAGCATCTTGAAGGTTACAGAGAGAATCTAATCAAGAAGATAGGTCAACAGCGATTTGACTTATTGAAAGTCAAATCACAACAGACGTGCAAATTCGGCAAATTTGAGATTGACGAGCTATACAAATATTATAAACAAGAAATCGAAAAACTACTTAAGGAGCAATGAAAATTCCAAAAAGCAAATACCGCAAGGCGACAGAAAAACGCCACAAGAATGTTATCATGATGTATGAAGAGCTGACGGAGGAATACCCAGAGGCATCGGATTACAGCAAGCATAATCTTATCGCTGAGCGCATGAGCCTCACACGTGAGGGTGTGAGGAAAATCGTGATGAGATATTACCAAGAATCGAAAGAAAATGGGCAATGAGTGGATAACGATTAATAAGGATGTGTTTGATTTTGAACAATACGAGAGCGACAACGTATTCAAGGTGTTCTTGTATTTCATTACTCATGCAGCTACACAACCAAAGATAGTTAAGGGGCAACGGTTGGAACGTGGGCAATTATTGGTAACGAGGGAGGCGGTTTGTGAGGCGACAAAAATGACGGTTCAAAATTATAGAACGGCGGTTTGTTATTTGAGTGGAAGTAATAACCAGACAACCAACAAATCAACACAACGAATAACCATAAAATCAACCAAGAGATTTACAATAATAACAATCTGTGAATTTGATAGTTATGTTTATTCAAATAATGCTTATCAACCAACAAATCAACCAACAAATCAACCAACAAAACAACCAATAAATAACCAACAAATACCCATCCCGCCAAATCCACCAAAAAATCCGCCATTTATCCAAAAAGAAAAAGAAAACGAAAAAGAAAGTTCCCCCACACCCCCTAAAGAAAAAGAAAAAGAAAAAGAAAAAGCTTCGCCTCAACCTTCGCTAAGAAAGAAAGAAAAACACAAACCTTTGGTTTGTCTAAAAACCAAAGAAAGCGGCAGTTCTTTTTCCTCCGTCGCTGGCGCGACTTCGGACGAACCAAAGGATTTGAGAGGGGAGATAGAGCGAAAGAAAAAAAATATGGAGGGGCGTAGGGTTAACTTTTACAATTCACTCGTTCCATTTGTGCAGATGTACGGAAAGGTGACGGTGCGCAACTTCTTCGATTACTGGAGCGAGCCGAACAAGAGCGGAACCCAGATGCGTTACGAGTTGGAACGCACGTGGAGCCTGAGCCTTCGCCTTGCATTTTGGAGCAGAAAGGAAAAAAGTTATGTCAGAAAATCAGCTACAGACGAGAAACGAGAAGCAAACGCTGCGGTCATTGAGCGTTTGCGAGAGGATGCACTACGGCGTCTCCGTCCAATGGATGAAGAAGAACCGTTGCCTATCTGAGTTATACGCGAACTATTCACCGAGCTACTGGCCTCACCTGTCGCGCATTGGTGACGGCGCGTACACCCGAGTCTGTCCTGCGCTTGGCGCTCTTGATGACCTCTATGCCACACGCGGTGCCGCCGCTACTTGGGTGCAGGCGCAAGTCACAGCCATGTACGTTGCCTCTGGCAGCAGAGATGCAACGATGGCTAACGCTATCACCGTGTTCAGCGAGAACTTCTCAAACGTTGCGGCGGCGTATAAGCTAACAGAGTTGATGCTGTTTTTCTCACGCTATGCCGCTGGCATGTACGACGACAGCTACACGACCTTCAGCGCAAGACGTATCGGCGTTGCCTTCCACAAAGAATTTCTCCCACAACGCGACCAGGTTATTGCAAAGATTGAACGCGAGAATGGCGCGAGGAAGACGACAATACCAGCATTCGCCATCAAACGGCAGACATACGACGCTGCAAGCGATTTCTCGTTTTCGCTGAGAATCCTCAGAGACAGCGAAGAGCTGCGCAAGGAATTGTGCGTCTCTGGCATGGGGGTGAACGGCATCGCGGAGGGCGTATTGCCCAAAAGTGAGGTTTGGCGCGTTCATGACTACGTTAAACGCGGCGATATAAGAATTATCAAGATGGACGCCATAACACGTCTAAGCGGCTCTCTGAGCGAAGATAATAGTAAAGATGATAGATTGCCTACCTTGGCGAAAGAAAGTCCGTCAGAAGACAAAAATAGCAATAAAGATAAAAACTAAAACGAAATGAAGAAGAATAACTTTGGAATGTGGTGTCAGCAGGCGAAGAAATTCCTTCTTGGCAACGCTGAGGCCAAGCGCGAGCGCGAGCTTCACAAGCAGGCTTACAGGGAAGTGCAGGTGAAGGAATATGATGGCGCCTTGTGGCTCTGCCACAGGGGCATCCCCCTTGTTCGCGAAGGAAGTGCAAAAGAAAGCCTGCCCAAACTGGCAGAGCAGGCAAGAGAATGTTGGATTAAATACCAAAAAGAATACGCGAAATGAAGGTTTATATCTCACAGCCATATCGCTACGTTAGCAAGGCTGAATACGACTACGAATACAAGCGCATGTCGCAGACTATCATCAATCACGGACACACGCCGATTGTTCCTGTATTTGATTATTCACCATTTATCGGCGAAAACGAAGAGAACATTATCCGACATTTTGACCAAAATGCTTCTCGTATGCTTGAGTGTGGCGCTATTGTCAGAATATCACCGTCAGGCAGGGGAAGTATCGCAAGCAAAATTTGCGACATGGAGATTGCGCTGATGTCTGCTTTTGGGCGTGTCATAATCCCGAACTATCGTGTTGGTGTTGAGTTGGAAGGTCTTAAAAAGTGAAAACAAATGGGAATGGACGAATACCAACATCTGGCATCAGGGTATAGGTGCGGAGAGCCGAGCGTTGTGTTTGCGGCTCTTGGCGTTGCTGGGGAAGCAGGAGAGGTGGCCGACAAAGTGAAAAAGGCTATCCGCGACAACAATGGAAACTTCGATGACGAGGCGTTTAAAGAGAGTGTTAAGTATGAACTTGGCGATGTACTCTGGTATGTCGCGGCTCTTGCGGAAGACCTCGGATTTACACTTAGCGAAGTCGGTCAATCCAATATTGCAAAATTGGAGGACAGGCGAAAGCGCTGCGTGATACACGGCAGCGGAGATAAAAGATAAAATGCGACAAAATGCAACACGAAATAGAATAATGACAAAATGACAAAAGAAGAAATAACGCACATCTATTTCAAGAAGATGTGGCTCTCGCCGAGCGGTTATCCAAGGTTCCCGAGAAGCGCAATGTATGCGTACAGGGCTGGAGTTATCCGCGAAGAAGAGAAAGAAAGATATGGAATTGACAAAATAATAAGGAGGTATAGTTTATGAAGCTTACAATAAAAACAATGCGTGCCATAAACAAAGAGGCGAAGCAGCGCTATAAGAGTAAGATAGAACAAGAAGTGTTTGCTTTTGGAGCGAGGCGAGCGCTGGAAGAATATTCCAAGAACCTTTGGCATGGAGCAGACGAACAACCTGCATTCAATAGTGAGATAATTATCTACGCAAAGCGCGTGCTGCCGAGTGGACAGAAGATTGCACCAACCTATGCGGCCGTTTATCGTGATGTCTTAGGACGAGACGTATGCTTGTTTACTGATATAGACATCAAGGCGGACATTGTTAGATGGATTTATGCGGAGGATTTGCCATGAATGATTGGAAGTCAAATGTAAGATGGAGGCCAAATACGGGCATCATGAGGCACGAACCATTGATGCCAGTGCCTCACAAGAATATCAATCTGCTCGTCACCTACGCGGAAGCTCAGCAGGAGCATGAAGCGATGATGTGGAAGAAGATGAACGACAAGAGGCGGCGTGAATACGGCATTTGTACTGCATTATGCTACCTTCATTTCATGCGCGTTGAATATTCGATGAAGCTTGCACGTGATGCTGTAGACACGCTTGCAAAGCGGAAGGACATATATCGACATGAAGTCAAGCGGACGTGCAGAAGAATTGTTGACGAGGTGGCGAGACTGAATGCTTGGATGTATAATGTGATTCAGCAAGAAAGGTATTTGGAAGGCTATGACCACTTCGTTGACATCTTCAGCGACCACATGAAAGAGGAATATGATGCGCTGCGCTACTGCATGATGCAGGCTTGTAAGCCATGCTTGACAGACCCTGCCTTGTATGCCCAGTTAGAATGTACGAGAATTGTTGCAGAATTGGCAGAAGCCTGCCGCAAAGGAGACATGGAGGTATACAGAGATTACTCGTACATCAAAGGTATCTACGCCTACAACACTGAGACGCTTATACCTCTCCTTTGTTCGCTTGAAGAAGTGATAAAAAAGCGGATATTCATTCGCGGAAGCGAGGATGTCAATCTCAACAAGGATGAATATGTGTGCAGGTGCGTGAACGCTGTGACTGACAGATTTCGCGATGGGAAAGGGTTAGTTAAATTATTAGAAGAAAAATGGTAAAGCGATGATTGGTAATTATAGAATATATTGCGACATGGATGCAGGAGACATAATGGATTGTCTACCTGATTATCAAGGGGTAGATTTCGTGTATGATTGTTTCGAATGTCTTAGAACATCTAAGAAGGGAGATTTTATCGAAAAGATTGGCGTGGAAGATGTTATAAAACTTTTCTACGATGGAGAGATTGTTGAACATCTTAGCGATGAAGACCTTATTGAAGAGCTGATAGGGCGAGGGTATAATGTCACACGAGATGGAATAATTTAATGAAAATGGTAATATTATGAGTGAATATAGCATATCTTACAACCTGGATACAGGTGACATAATGAACTGTTTATCTAATTCTGAGAAGACAAATTTCGTGTATGAATGTTTCGAATGTCTTGAATTAGACCAGAAACAAGATTTTATCGAATCGCTTGGCGCGGATGAGGTTGTTGACCTACGTGGCGAGGATGAAATTATTTACGAGCTTGAAATGCGAGGATATAAAATCACAAAAGATGGAAGCGAGGATTTTTAAGGAGAATGGCGATTATGTTGTATATGCGGAGATTATATCTCCTGACGGATATACAACTTTCAAACCGCTGCGCAACTTTGGTTATCGTCAGTCTGACGCGATTGAATATCGTGACAACGACTTGAAGGATGTGAAAGTATCGCGGATTAATTTCTTGATTAAAACATACAAATCAGACGTGCGTTACAAACGTGTATGCAAAGGAACATACAAGAAGACATACTATTAACTGATTGAACCATGACAGAAGAAAGACTTAAACTTATTAACAAGATAGCCGAGGAAATGAAATTCATCTCTGAGGCGATAGAGAAGATTGATGGAGGATATACGTTTGAAATTCGGCTTAAAGGTGTGCGCACAACTGATGGCTTTAGCGTTTACCCGTTTCTATCGGAGGCCCAACGTAGCGAGATAGAAGATTTAGTTGAGAAGTGTATAAGAAGGAATTTTGAGGATTATAGAAAGGAATTTGAGGAATTATGAAACATTTAATATCCCTAAAGACAAATCAAGGCATCGCCTCAGTTGAAGACTATCAGAATGGCCGTATTGACAGAGACGATGTAATCGGCGTCATCCTTCAAACGGAGGTGATAGGTGTGGTTATTTCTCTTGACCAGTGGAATGAAATTTGGTGCAGCGAAGAAAACTGTAAGTTTTTCAATAAGCCGTGTTGCGAAGCAGAAGCTTTGCAGACATTGAGCGGTCTGGAACTCACTCGCAATATCGTGAAGAAGAACAAGGAAGATGGCGAAGAAATGACTGCTGCTATGCGTTGCTGGCAATACAAGAAAGGCAACCTTCAGTGGTATCTCCCATGTTTGTATGAGCTTGGAACAATCATCGCTTATCGTGATGAATTGAATGAGGTGTTGGAAATGCTTGATGCAGACTTGTTCGATGGTTATTGGGGCTGGAGTAGTTCAGAGCGCAACAGTTTGAACGCATGGGGCAACGGCTTCGGTAGTGGTAACTTCAACATCAGCGGCAAGTGCTGCAGCTACGTTGTTAGGGCAGTCTCCGCATTTAGCCCATTGCAACATTAGAAATTTGTTTACACACTATGAAAAATAAAACAACTATGCCAACTAATAAAGAAGTAGAGCAGCATACACTGCCAATTAAGAAAGAAAAAGAACCTGTTAATATCGCTGAGATTCTTCGTGATTACAAAGAAAATGAAATAATTCTATACACAACCATGTATGGCAATGCGTTCCTCAAAGGAATCACGCGCGAAGGTGGAATTATCCTCGAGAGCACGAACACAGTCGATATTTCTTTAGACGCAAACGGAAGAATGAAGGAAGCGCAGAGCGGCGAATGTAATGTATTTCCTTCGTCAGAAATGCGCGATTGGACCAAGTTCTTCAAACATGGTGATGTCGTTGTTAACCAAAAGGACGGCAGTATGTTTGTCTTTGATTGCTGGGCAAAAGGCAATTTTACGAAGATGAGCATAATTGACTACTTCGATAAGCCAAGTTTGTTTGGCGGAAACGAGTTAAGACTAAAACGTTTGACTGTTAACACGAAAGATTATCAGAAAGCCGATGAAGAACTGCGAGAATTTTTCTATCAAAAAATGGATACATCGTACAACTTTGCTGTTAAATGCGGAAGAATAACGAATGTTGAAAAGAAAGCTCCTGACTTTAAGACTTATGATAAAGTGCTTGTTCGCAACAGGAAGCAGAGCTGGAAGATAGACTTGTTTTCTCATTATGAGCAATTTGGCAGCTTTCACTATAGAACGCTTGGAGGATATTACGAATATTGCATACCGTTTGATGGTAATGAGCATCTTGTAGGTAAAGAAGTCATAGACGGGGAGGAATGAAATGATAAACATTAGAGAAATAAGAATTGGCGATATTATCACCAAAGGAAATAAGTACGAAGGGTATAAATACTCTATCGTTGAAGGTATTGACAATATCAGCGGTACGATTCGTCACAGAGAGGTATATGAAGATGGAGGTAGGCAGATGGCAATATCTTCATACGAAGATATGTCGCCGTTTCCGCTATCAGTAGAATTACTGGAAGCAAACGGATGGCAGAAGTCACCCGTGAATGGAGTAAGTGTGCTCTTTGTAAATTTTGAGCCTATTACCATCGGACTTAGACCTTCTGCGGTATCTCATAACGCGTTCTGCCCGATATTGTTCCCAGATAGTTCAAAAAGAATGCACGATGCGATGTTCATGTACGAAATAGAATCCGTGCATGAACTGCAAGCGCTGCTTGATGTTTGGACGATAAGACATGCATCAGGAGTAAGAGTAAGAGTAAAAATCAAACCATAACCATCATGGATTAAACATCAAAGAAAACAACTAAATAATAACAGCATTTATGGAAATCAAGATTGAAAACGCAAAGGTTGCTTTGAAAACAGCCGATGAGAGCGTCAAAAAAGTTCTTCTCGCTCTCTTACCCGAATTGAATGAGACAGAGGCACAGACAGCCGCAAATCGCCCGATTACAGAACGTGTGAAGACCTTTGAGGACGCTTGCCGTGAATTGGGAGAAGACAACCATTTCGTAGAGCAATATCATGTGATTGTGGATAACGAAATTTTTACAAGTGATGGTAACAACTTTATTGCATACTTGAAGCTTTGCATCATCGCCGCCGCCCTGAATGAGGGTTGGCGGCCTCAGTTCACAGAAGACGAGGTACGTTGGTATCCTTGGTTCACGCTATGGACGGAAGAAGAACTGTCAGAGAAGAGTGACGAGTGGAAAGCCGACCGACACCTCGTATCAACAGGCGACTATTCAGGAGACTGGGCGGGCTTCTCTTTTTCGCGCTCGTATCCCGCCCCCTCGTATACGGTTACGTACGTCGGTTCTCGCCTTTGCTTTAAGAGCGAAGCTCTCGCCACGTATTGCGGCAAACAATTCACCAAACTTTGGACTGAATTCAACATGATTAAGAAATAATAAATCAAACCCTAACCATTATGGATATTACAGATTACAAGAACCTCTACAGAGCAGCGAGAAAGTTAGATGAAGCTGTTTACAAGAATAGCCCCAAATATCGTTCTGTAAAATATAAATCCAATTACTACGGATTCAACAATACAGAAGTCAATGCGAATTGTATGCACCCTTTCACCATTCAGCTAAAATCTTATCTTGAACTGAATCGTACTAATGAGCAGGGAGAAACAATCAAGGAAGAATGGTTGAGATTTAAAGATGATTCGCTGGTGGAAGAGTTTATGGTTAAGGCGATTAACTTCCACAAAGAGGATATTCTAAAGACCACTTCACGATTAATCAAGCAATTTTTGGAAGAAAACATTGATTTGGTTAAGAAGGAGAGGGAGCGGCTGGGGAATATCGAAATGTTCGTTGAGACTGGATACTAAAAGTATCAATGGTAAAGATAAGCACAACACATTCCAATAATACACTATTTTAGCAGAATGGAAAAGGAATCGCTATTAACCATGCTCACTCGCCATCTATTTGGCAGGAAGTACTATGCCAATATCGTTGTGTCGGCAGGCTCATTCGATTATGGCATAAGTAACTATATCTTCCGATCCAAGGAGGAAGCGTACCGCCACAAGGAGGCGCTTGAAAAAAATCGCTCATTTGATTACGTGGAGACTATCAGCTTCCGCAGCAGGAACCAAGACTACAAAGACTATCAGCATAAATAATGAAGTTAAAGGACATTTTTCGCAAACTACGTTATGGTAGGATATACATCATTGCAGACTCGTCAGACAACTCAATCTCGTTGTCTGACGGGTTTATCGCATATACACGAAAAAACCTCGGGCCAATCGGTAAGGTGGCAGCACGTGTGGTAAAGGATGATAAAGGGTATTATTATATCTACTTTTCCGCGGATGAAGACGCGGATGAAACGTATCATTCTGTATTATGCCGCAATGATTATTACGACAGCATAGGATTTGAATGCCTTGTGCCAACCGTGAATCGTATCTTCTATGATTACAAGATAGCAGGAGAGCATGCACAAATGGACGTGTCTGTGGTTAAGATTAATGGTAGGAAGTTATACAAGATTGATAAGAAGGTATGATGGATATTGCTATAACAGGAATGACGACCGTGCCGTCTGACTACGCTTGTCAAGATGGCCAGACGGCGTTGCTTCACAACCTCGTGCATGAACATGGTGAGGTTCGCCCGATGCGCAGGCCAAAAGTAGTGATGCAGGTCCCTATCGGCTTTCGTTTCCTCTATGTGCATTCTGGCTCAGGATATAAGCATTACATCTTTCAATCACAAGCAACAGACGAAGACGGGCAGATCCTTGAAGGATTTTATGATTACTACTATTGTGATGCGGCAGATATCAATTTAAACATGGTGGAGTTCGCGAAAATGAAAGCGAAGGTCTCTCATGTAGATGCCATTGGCAATACACTATTGATATTCACAGAGGATAGCATTAACTACTACTTGTGGAAGAATACAGCCTACAAGCCGCTTGGCAACGCTCTTCCAGAGATAGGTATGAGGTTCGGGTTAATCGGTGAGCCTATCCTATACAGCAAGGAATGCTCTGAGGCAGATGGTATGTTTGTTCACTTTGATTATGAGGTCTGGCCAAACGACAGGAGCTATACATACAAGCGCGAGCATCTGACGGCGTACACTACCACAATGCTTGCTCCTGTATCTAAGCTCATCAACGAGCATGTAACAGGCAAAGGAAAATTCTGTTTCCCTTTCTTCGTGAGATATGCTCTTCGCCTGTATGATGGGACATTGGTACATCATTCTGCACCAGTATTAATGATGCCTTCCACCTACCATGCTATTATGCCGTTTTTGCGACAATCAAGCTATAGCGGCAGTAAGTTGACAGATTGCAGAGTTGATGTCTTTGCGGTTCGTGCTGCACTCACCTTCTTCATTGAAGACAATATTACCAAGGCATTCAAGGAGGAATGGGGAGATATTGTGAAAAGTGTGGATATATTCGTCAGTGCTCCTCTTTATACCTATGACGCAGGCGGCATTGTAGACACAATTAAATTCACGAAAATTAAATACAGCGATTACATTAAAGGAGATTACGTAGGCAAGCTGAGCACAAACGCTCTCATGTGGGGTATGCCTTCAAGCGTTTCACACATCAGCGGAGACTACACACAATACCACAGTGCTTTCAACATGGGAGACCTTTTCAACGCGTATTGCTGGCCTGCATTCATATCTAAGGATTCGGGAAAGTATAATGAAGTTGACACTATCGAACTTCCTGCCGTGACAGACGAAGACATGCGCAAGAAGCTAACAGACTGCTCTTCATTCTACCTGCTTAAAAGCATTTCGCTGAATGAACTCATCAACGCCAGCGAGCAAAGCCGAAATGGTGAGGCCGTCACAATTAAGGTGAAGGATGACTATCTGCAATCTCTTGTCAACCGCGAGGTGATGACAGATGACTACCAATCACACGAGAAGATTTCGGCTAAAAGGTCTTATGTCTACAATTCCCGACTGAATCTTGCTGGTGTCACGAGGCAGCTGTATGATGGATACCCTATAAGGCAGGCTTTCTGCCGCTTTGACGGCTATGTACCTGTAACCTATGCAGAGACTGGCGGCGGTATTACATTCGGTGAGTTGCCAATTTCAAGCGCAACGATGTCAAACGCATTTACCGTTACAATTGAGGAAGGAAGGGAAATTAAATTACACACAGAGGGGAAATGCTTCATCTATAATAGTAATTACAATCGTGTACCCACTCTATTCTTCTGCCCTTACACGTCAGCGAATAATACCATTTGGTGGAGAACGACAAGCGGGGCGCTCAAACCATTCATGAGCATGGAGATGAAGATGCACGACTTCCTTAATCTATCTTATGCCTCGTTATATACCGATTACCTTAATCTTCCATCAGATCTTCCGCAGGACAAAGGAGACGAGAATAAGAAGGTTGAGGTAAGCTCGTCTATCTATACGTCTGCCGTGAATAATCCATTCTACTTTCCATCTATAGGCGTGAACGATGTCGGCATTGGAGAAGTGGTCGGAATTGCATCCGCCGTTGCCGCCATGTCGCAAGGGCAGTTCGGTCAATTCCCTCTATACGCATTTACATCTAATGGCGTGTGGGCATTGTCTATCGGCAATGATGGCAGCTATCAGACGGCGACACCAGTCACGAGAGACGTGTGCAGCAACGCAAACGCAATCATATCGCTTGATAGAAGTGTACTTTTCCCAACAAAGAGAGGCATTATGATGATAAGCGGTTCACAATCTACCTGTATAACGGAGGTGCTGCACGATAATCCTGCTTCACTACTTAGTCATGATGTTGTCAAAAAAATGTCACAAGCAGAAGGGGTTGAACCTTCTGAGATTCCCGATTCTGGCTTCCTGTCATACCTTGATAATGCAGGCATGGTATATGACTACACGCGGCAGCGAGTTATCGTATTCAATCAAGATAAGATGTATGCGTATGTGCTATCACTGACAAGTAAGATGTGGTCAACAATCAGGAGCGAGTATAAGTATTCTGTCAATAGCTATCCTGATGGACTTGCAATAACGCAAGAAGGTATAGAAGCGCAGCTCGTGAATGTCTGTGAGGATGGAGAGGCGCAAGGAGGTGTCATTGTAACAAGGCCAATGAAGTTGAACAACGCACATGCGCTTGGAACCATCACCGACATTATGGTACGTGGGAATCTCAACAATGCACACGCCTCGGTAGCCTTGCTTGGAACGCGAGACTATACTAACTACCTGTATGTTGGCTCTGGAACCAGGGGGAGAATCGCAAGGCTGCACGGAAGTCCTTACAAGGCGTTTGTCGCGGTCGTCATGGCGAACCTGGAAGACGGAGAGACTATTGACGGCATGAGTGTAGAATATCAGATGAGACAGGCTAACAGAATGAGATAAAACAAGGCTCGCCACATTATAACGTGACGAGCCTTGTTTTTCGGTTATAATTCGCTATAATTCGGTTAGAATCACGAAGTATTAAGACAGATTTAATTTGCTGGTAATTTGCTGAAACGCGCCATATTGTAATGATTGGCTTCAGAATCACCACTTTACGAATGGATTTAATTTGCTGAAATTATAACCTAAGATGCTCTTCGAGATATTCACCGACCTTCCTTTTTTCTTCTTCGGCCTTCTCCTTTAATCTGGCAAGGAATGCAGGCGTCACGTTTGCCCGCATTGTGACCTTGTTTGTTCTTGGGCGGCCGCTATTCTCGCGGCGGCCTCCCCAGCCTGATTGCTTGTTTGTCATTGTTCCTTAGAGAATAATTCCTAACCAATTATTTTCTCAGCGACGAGAAAACAAAATGTCTATCTCTGTAAACATCAATTACGTATGCGTAGTCAGAAGAGCCTGGGTCTGTGTAAAACTCCCTTATACGAAACTCATACACGAATACTTCACTACCCTCTTGAATGTCGCACTGAACACTGAAGGATTCACCTTCAACTGCTGGATATTCTTCATCAGCAAAGGTATATTCGTTAATATCCTGCTTGGATGTGGCAACATGTCAGTCGGCTTCTTCCAATCTACTTACAAGTTCGTCGTATGCTTCGCGAACGGAAGCGAAATTGGAGGATGAAAAACTTCTCTTAATATTGTCAATTAACATAGTAATGACTTCACCGTGTTGTCGAGGGCTGTGATTATTACGAGTGCAAAGGTAAGCATTAATCTTGATTTCGCAGCAATAAAATCAAGATATTTTTTTATTTGGGTGCATTTTTAACTTTTGTTATTATTTAATGTAGGGGTGATATTATGGGTTAATTATCTGATAAAGAGATATTTAGTAGGCGAAAATAAGCGAATCCGTTAAGCAACAAAAATTCCCGCAATTTCTTGTTGCGGGAATAGTTGAATGAATCAATTGGGGAGAATACTCATCACATTGTAGCCGTGATTGGTCTCTCACAATCATACATGGATAGCATGGCGATAATCTCACCAATGGTATCTTCTTCTCGCTGCTTGTATATTTCTGACGAGTGTGATGTGTCTGCAACAACAGAGATATAGCGGCAGATTGCAGATGACACAAGATAATCATGTAGCAACGAGGTCAATCGTTCAGCGAGGAAGCGTGCATGCTCGTGATTAATGTACAGGGTATAGTCATAACTATCGCGGTAGTCGTCATAATCATCCGTCATTGTAATTTCCTCTTCTCGTGGAGAAGGGGGCGCGAAATGAGACAGTTGTAGCAGGGAATGCGTGTAGGCATTGTCGAGTTCGCGGACAACAATGTCAACATTCCCATCTTCTGCAATGTCCTTCATTCGGTGCTTCACGTGTGGATTATCCTGCAATCTCAATGCGACAGCTTCGGACGAAAGGAATCCTGCTTGAGCGATGTCATAGAGAAGATTCTCCGTCTTCAGTCTTATTGTCACTCTCGTTGTGCGTGGTATTCTACAGCTATTCATATCTCACTTCATTATTGGTTAGTGGTTTTTTATTTTGGGGTGCATGTGCGCGGCGAGGCTGAATACGCGCGAAGGATGCAGCATATAATTGTTGCAACGCCTCTGCTGCCATCTGCTTGTAATTCCCTGCCTCTGCTGGGTCTGTCTGCAATAGCCATTCAGACAGGGCGTAGTTCACAATATAGGAATGAGTAGAGGTGGCGAGTGAATCAGCTTGGCCATTCGCGTAATTGGAAGGAACGCGGAGAACGAAGGTGATTACATTATCTTCTTCCTGCTCGGTCACTCCGCTACCCCATGTCATTGTTATTGCGTTATCGCCTGCAACGGCCTTGCGTGTTGCTGATAATAATATATTATCTGCCGTCGTCGCACCTTCTACGATGTATTCAGCAAGAGCAATCCTCACATCCTTCAATGCAGTTTGTACGGAGCGTAATATCCGCTCTTCATCTATATCCTGAATGTCTTCCGCGTGAGATAGCTGCTGCGTTCCCTTGCGCGAACGGCCGATTTGCCATGATGTCTTAGCAATCTCATGAAGTAACTCGGTCAAGTATATATGGATTGTCAGTGTTTTGTTCATATTACAACCAATTTATCTTGTCAATATTTTTTACCTTCTTCGGCTCTTTCCTGACTGGTGCCGAGCGGTGGCCAGCAAGAGAATCCTTCAGTAGACTTAAATAGACATTAGCCTGTTGAGATATTACTTGCAAAATATTCGCTGGTGCCGCGTTCTTCTCCGCGTACAAGGACATGATAGTCCATGCAGCTACATTCTTGTATGTCTGCTGTAGTGGTGCCTGTTCAAGGGCGTAACGTGGCGGCATTGAGAGTGTGAGTGTGATGCTTCCCTCCCCTTCACTGAGAGAGGTCATGTAACGCTCGCTTGCCGTTGTGATTACAGACCACACGTTCGTCCAATCAATTTCAGCGAAATGGCGCGTAAACTCGTCAATTCCGAGAAACTGCGGTTGTTGCTGTTGTTGTAGCTGTCTGTTTATAAGCGCTACGGAACGCGAAACAATGTCTATAACGTCCTCCTTCTTGATTATTATATTCATTTCTCCTCCTTTCTTCTGTATAAAGACCATTGCATGAAGCGCTTGCGTCCCTTCTCCACGAGTAACGGGTGCATCTCATTACCTGCTTTGTCTCGCGTGTGATAGAAGCAGTTCTTAACACAATCCTGCATCTTCATTGATTCTTTGATGTAGTGCTTTCGCTTTAAAATTCTAAACTGAGAGCGGTCGAAGATAATCACCTTACCTCTAACAGTTGAAGGCATCACATAATAGCGGTTGCCGTTGTCATTGGCTGATGCCGATTCCGCCGTTCTGACGGCCTTACTATAGACCATCTTTGCTTTTAATCTTTTAAGTAATCTAATCATATTCAATAATTTAACGTTTTTCGTTGTCAATATTCCTACCTGGTATCTCATGTTGGAAGACTTCTTCAACATATCTTATCTTGTCAACTATCCTTGGAAGCGGCATCTTAGAGAAGCAGATGTGCATACCAATCGCTCTTGTCATTAGCAGGTCATCGTGGCAGCCGAGAATGGCACCAAATGCGCCATTTGGCTTGCGCTCATAGCTAATCATCTCGTCGAGGCACCTGCCGTCTCGCTCAACATAGAGTCTCTCTCTCACTGCTCGCTGCAATGCACTGACGACAATTGGCTTGGTCGCCGTATTGGTGTGGAACCCATATTTTCGCGGCGCACCCTGCAATATTTCTTCTTCTGATTGGTCACGTGCATATAGATTAGGATAATAATCCTTGATGCGGTTGAGAATATAACCAGATTGGTCACCGTCCACCATTCGCTCCCTGTCATGCGTCTCTAACGTGTTGGATTCTATCACCAGTTCTGCATTGTCGTAATATCTGCTTATCTGTGCTGCCTTCCATGCGAGAATATCCATGTCTATGTGTCCGTACCACTGGGCCACAACCTCTGGTTTTCCACCCCACTGCATGGCGAACCTATCGAAGACTACGATAACCGACCAGTCCGCCTTGGAAGAACGACCACCGATGTCTACAACTGTCAAATATCTGTCAGTAACCACTGTGTTGTCCGTGAATATCTCTGGGTATTCCCATATTGCCAATCCACCCTTTTTTTCTTCGATGAACCGCACATTAGACAAAGCCTTCGCGCCTTCGTTAGCGTCAGCCACTATATCGCCGACAGCACGAGGAGCCTTGCATGTGTGACGCAATTCTTCAACTTGATGGCGGTCGAAGACGATTTCGCCGCTGAAGCTGAAGGCTTCAATGTAATCAGAGGGGTACTCTGAGGCCATACGGGCATGGTCTGAATATTTTCGGCGCTCAGCTATGTACCAGTTTATGGCCTCCAATGTCGCACCCTTCTGCCATAGCCAGTAGATGTATTGGCCACATTCCTCACGTTCAGAAGATGCTTCTGTGTCGTTCCTATGCTCATACATTGAACGCGCGAAGCTCTCTCTTTCCTTATCGTCTGAGAATGGCAGAACATAAAGGTCGATGTCATACCAGCATATAACGATAGCTTCAAATTGCGATTTCCCCTCAAAGGCCGCAAGGAACTCGCGGTGGAAGAAGTTTCCTACACCCTTAGCGGTTGATTCATACACTATCATTGTACGATGCTTGTAGAGGACGCCTGAACAAGCCGACTGAACAATATCCTCTGGGCTTTTCCCGTCCGTTGTCTTCCATAGACCAACCTCGGAGAGATGGATAAGGTTGTAGTCACCACCACGGCAGGAATCAGGACGCTCAGCGGTTCCGACCTTAATCTTACAATCTCGCTGAGGAACACGTTTAATGGCGCCGCTGTGGCCGACATTAACAAATGTAGATTCATTCGCCTTGTATTGCTCTCCAAGCTTATGTAATATCCATGAAGGCAGCTGCGTTACTGCCTTATTGAACATATCAAGGATTTCATCCGATGCAATAGACTGATGAGCGATGATGAGCGAGTTAAGGCCGTATTCCTGCGTTATCTGCATCCATAGCATGAACAACTGAATGAGCGTTGAACCGCCAAGCTGACGAGCCTTTAAGAGGATGATACGTATTGGCTTCTTGGCTTCATATAACTCCATGAAGCGATTGACCAATCTGCGTTGTGGGCGTGTCAAGCGAAAGAGGATGTCACGGCCTCCACCTTTCGCCTTAATATACAGGAACAAGGCAGAGAAAAAGGGGAAATCATAGCGGATGCGGTATCGAATGAATTGCTGCACAACCGTGTCACGTGCCTCTTCCGTGTTTTCCTCCTCCATCACCTCATAGAGGAAGTTCTCTATACTGCCATGCTTGACCAGCTGCTTGACGAACGGTATCTTCAGCATCCTTTTAGGAACCAACTGCACAGGAATCGGGAAGTCATCTATCTCAATTTTATCGCGCTCGCCAAAATAGCCTTCCCCAGTTATCGGGTTAGGCTCATAATGGTAGCGCTTCATGCGCTCGTCGTCCTCTGCTATTATCCGCTCTATATCTTTCTCCATCTCCACCATTGTTTTTCAGTTATTAATAGTGAGCAGACGAAGCCAACCGCATAACAATAAAGGTGCAGTAGAGTATTCACACACGAAAATAATGCCGTCAGCGAACAATATAAGGCCACATGAGCGGCAATCACCCACCCTCTTGTTACTATCATCGAATATAGGCCAAGTGCTGCGAAGATAACCCCAGAAAAACCAAGCGTCCCTTCAATAAGGCTGGAAGGTGCCGTTACAGCGATGATGTAAGATGCCAGCAGATACCAACGCGACATGCGGTAATAGAACGCCAATTGAAGAATGCAAAATATATTTAAAACCGCATGAATCAAGTTGGCGTGAAAAAGGGGGTAAAATAGGCGATTTAAGGCCATATTCCGAGAAATATACACGGAATCTTGGCTGATGAACGATAACACGAAAAGCGCCAACGAGACCGCCAACAAGATATTTATGTCAAGATTGCTATTTTTCATCCTTATGCTTATAATATATTGCCTTTGCTGATGCCGATGTGAGAAAAAACGAGGATGCAGGCGTGTATATTATCTTGCGGACAATATTACACACGCCTGCATCCTCGTGCTTTCTCTTGCATTCGATGAACCGCCAGAAAAGCTCGTAGAACATTTTACGCTTCGTCTGCCTCATGTAAGACAGGTCGTCACCACGAAGCATCCGACGCATCACATAGATTGCGCGGTCTTCGCTTACCCAGTAGCGAGACGATGGCTGCTTGACGGCCTCTGCGAAGATGTCAAGGACATTGATATGCTTCACTTTTTTCATTGTCTCCCGACAGGCATGTATAACCTCTCTCGCTCTCTCGCCCTCGTATTCTATCGTACTAAACTTTTTCTTCATGCGGTAAAATGTTTTGACAATGCAAAGATAATAAATTACCGTTATAAAGATAAGCGAATTTGGCAGTTAACTATAATTACTTTTGCTTAAAAGCATAATTCAAAGCACTTAAACAAGTAATTATATGGCAGATAAACAAGTTAGTACGGGTGATGGCAACGTGAAGATTCCATCGGCAGGAGAGGCCACGCCTACACCAAGCAAGCGTGACGCATTCAAGAAGCGACTTTCTGAGAAATATCCCGACAAAAACTTTGATGATGAAGAGGCTATGTTCGGCCAGATTTCTGACGACTACGACAGCACGGAGAGCGAATTGAACCGCTACCGCGAAGACGAAAGAAAGTTGACGGATATGTTCAACGCTGACGAACGCAACGCTGCATTGTTTGCCGACTTCGCCAATGGTGGCGACCCTCGTCTCACGCTCATCAAATTGTATGGAAAGGATGTCGGCGATATGGCCAACGACCCAGAGAAGCAGGAAGAGGTGGCAGCGGCGAACAGAGAATATGTTGAACGTGTCGCCAAGGAAAAGAGCCTTGAAGAGGAATATAAGAAGAACCTTGACGATTCTTTGCAGGCCGCAGACGACTGGCAAAAGAAGAACAATTTGACAGACGAACAAGTAGATGAAGCCTTTCAGTTTATCGTTCAGATTGCATCAGATGCTATCGTAGGTAAGTTCACAGAAGAAAGCCTTGACCTCGCCCGTAAATCCATCACGCACGACATGGATGTGCAAGAAGCAGGAAACGCGGGGGAAATCAGAGGTCGCAACGCGAAAATAGACATGAAGTTGAAAAAAAGTAAGAATAGCGATGGTGTTCCTTCACTCGGAGGAAAGAGCCGTGGCGCGTCTAAAAGTCAGAGCAGCCCTGACCTTGGCGCACTGGATGCTATCGCCAGTCGCGGAAGCATTTGGGATTCTGACGAAAAAAGAACAAAATTCAAATAAACCAAATACAATTATTAATCACATGAAACAGACTATCAGTTTTAAAGGAGCAATGAAGTTTGTTGGCTTCCTGCTTCTTAGTGTATTATGCTTTGTCTTGGGTGCAGGCGGTAATGTCATGATGGCTGTCGCCGCCGATTTGCCCGACGCAGGTAAGACCGACAGCGGCACGGCAAGCCCAGAAAAGCCTATGAATGTTGAAGGTGCCGCCACCATGCAGCACGGACGAGAGAACGGAGACCCCGATTTCTACGTTAAGGACATTGACCAGAAGATTTGCAAGATTCGTCCTATGGCAACGCCGATTGACCAAATCAGCCGACAGGCAAGCGCCCAACAGACGGATTCATTTATTGTCAAGTACTACAGCGTAGGAACACGTCCAACTAAGACCCTTCTTAAAGAAGCGGTAGTTAAGCAGACTGGCGGCGACCGCGTATCACTCAAGGTTGAAGACCCAAATATCTTCACTATTGATGATACCATCCGCGTGTGCGGTGTTCCTGCTGTCACCAAGGAGAATGGTTCCGCCTATGATGCCAAGAAGGAAGTGGTGCCCGACCTCGTCCTTTGCGTGTGCGGAAAGGACAGCGAAGGTTATCCGCAGGTGTTTGCCGTTAATGGTGAGGTTTCAACCGAGACGAGCAACAACATTTGGCTTCCTGCCATCAACGCAAAGACCGTTCTTGTACGTATGGGGAAGTCATGCGGTGAATTGGATGTACAGACTGGACGATTCAACAATCTGCCGACCGCAGAAGAGCAGTACTGCCAGAACTACATGATTCAGGTGGAACAGTCTACGATTGACAAGATGAGCGATAAGGAAGTTGACTGGAACTTCACCGACCTCGAAGAAGACGCTATCTACGATATGCGTGTGACCCAGGAGATGAGTATTCTTTTCGGCGACAAGAATGTTATTAAGCATGCCTCAAAAGACGGTATGGCTCGTTACTTCACCAAGGGTATTTGGTGGATGGGTTGCCCCAAGTACACCATCGGCCATTGGGACGAAAAGGAAAACGCTTGCGTTATTAGCGATGACGACTTGGTTGACTTCTCACGCGACATCTTTGTAGGTACAGGATTGAGTAACGGCCGCAAGATTATGTTCTGTGGCTCCGACCTCCTTGCTACCCTGTCAAAGGTTAAGTCAGAGAAATTCCGCCTGAAGGATTCTGTTGAGAAATGGAACTTGAAGTTTAAATCATGGGAAACCGATTTCGGCGAAATCCTCACCATTCACCACGAGCTGTTTAACCAGTGCGAGATGAAGGATTGCGGCTTTGTGCTTGACCCCGAATACCTCACAAAGAAAACCTTCCTTTCGTTCAAGCGCAACGTCCTTGATTTGAAGAAGGCAGGAATCCGCAACACGGATGCAGCGGTTTTGCAGGAAATCTCCTGCTTGTACTTACGCTATCCAAAGGCACATGCACGCGTGCAGCTTGCACATAAGTAAACTTTCCGCGCCATAAGAAAAAGGCTGCTTCTTATGGCGCGTTTTTAATTTTAATGACATGAAAAAATATATTGCACCCTGTACTATATCTCTTGACCTCACTTTTGAAGATGGAAGGCACAGACATGTGAATTTCGATACCTGCACAGGGCTTGGAAGTTACTTCGTCACCAATGATCCAGAAGAAATTTGGGCCTTGGAGCACCACTACCTGTATGACAAGGAGTTTTTCTTGAATCGTGTGACGGAGGATGAGAAACCGAAAGAAATACAAGAGGAAACAAAAAGCGAAGAACCCGAGGTTGTTCAAGTTGACACGATGAGCGAAGCCAAGGAATTTCTTAACGAGCGCTTCGGTGTTCCGCGTTCAAGTATGAAAACCCTTCCACAGGTATTGTCTACTGCCTACGAGCATAAGGTAATCTTTAAAGGTTTGACGGAAGACAAGGAAAAGGACAACAACGACAAACAGTAAGATATGGAGACCTGCAACATTGACGATTTGGTGAAAGAGGTACGAGTGGCGCTTGACCAGAATATGGACGGCAAGGCTCTTTCCATGCTTGGGGACACCGATACGCTGACACTTGACGAGATTATACGCTCCACAATGGTTGACGCTGCAACGGCTATTGAAGAAGGTGCGCCATTGGAGATGTTGGAAGGGTGCGATGATGCCGTCAAGGAGGGAGAAGACTACATCGTATCATGGGGAAAGGAGAAGAAAGGTAGCGCCATACAAGCAGGGAGCGTTGCCCTGCCGAGTGATTTCCTTCGCCTTGTATCGTTTAAGATGAACGACTGGGATTACGCCGTGTCAATGCCTACCGCACAGGAGACTACTGCTTATGAACGTCTTCAAGACCAATATAGCGGCATTGGTGCGACACCAAGACACCCAGCAATTGCCATAGATGTACCAAACAACGTATTGGAGTTTTATTGCAGCGCAAAGAATGCCAAGGTCGCATCATTCAAGTATGTGCAAAAGCCAGTGGCGAAAGAAGGCAAAATTACTATATGCCCCAAGTTAAGACGCGCCATTGTGTACGCAAATGCAGCAATGTCCGCTGCCGTATTCTCATCCGTAGACCAAATGCAGGTAATGATGTCATTGGCATACAGACATGCCCATATTCAACCATCAGAAAAACAATAGACAATGACAAGAGAAGCGTGGGGAAATATCGAAGAACAACCGTTTAGGGTTGATGTCGGCACGTCTTTCAATGTGGCCATGTCTGCCTCTGTTCCTGCACATGTATTGTGTTTTACTACAGACGGCCGTATTGTACTGAATGAAACCGTATTTGGCGGTGCCAGTGTTATCTACATAAATGGCAAGAAATATATCAGCGACATCACTTCTGGCAGTGTAACCCTCCCGATGGCAGAGAGGGGTATAGACGGCCTTATGTATGGTGCCGACAAGGTAAAGCTTGACACCATTTTAGAAGGCGCAGAGCCTAACGTCGTTACTGCCGTTGCGTCAGACGCGCAGAGTGTTACCATAACAGACAAGGAGGAAACCCAGCATATAGCCGCCGCCCGTCAGTGGGCAGACGCGACAGATACAGAGATTGCCCAAATCAAGGACAATGCTACAGCTATCGGTAATCTTGTCAACGCCAACTACCTTGAATTAAAAGGTAATGTTGACAATCTTGACAACCGCATAACATCCGAGAAAGCCTACCTTGAAAAGAAAATAGACGACAATGCCGCAAAGGTGTCGTCTATAAGAATGGAGATTTACGACGACATCAACGAGCTAAGAAAGCGCCAAGACAAAACGGAGGATGATTTCAATCTGCTGGATATGCAGGTCGGCAACCTTCAAAGCGATAGCGCCAAGTTGAAGAAACGTGTTGATGCTAACGAGTTAGCCATTTACGAGGACAGCATAAAATTCAATAAGATAGAAGAAGATTTTACGGGTATTAATATCGTGTTGGAGAAGCTTCAGTCGCAAGTGGATGAATTGCGCAAGCAAATCGGACAGGGCGGCGGTGGCGTTTCTTCAGCCGACATTGAGATGCTAAAATCTCTTCTCACCCTCAATCAAACAGACGAATAAACTCATGAGTTAAAATCAAAATAAAAAAACATGGCAAAATTTATCAAATTCAGAGAGAAAGCCTCTGTGGCGGCTTCAAAGGCTGACACTGCAGGCACGGAAGGCCGCGTTGACGTGGTCAAGAGCGAAAATGCTCTCGTGTATGAAGGCTCTGCCGTTATCCGTGGAATCTCAGACACGCAGGCAGAGTATGTAAACCGAAAGGTCAAGGAGGAAAATGACGCGAAGGCGAAGATTTCGTTTAGCGTTTCACCTTCCGCGACTTTCGTCAAGGGTACATCAACCGCATTTACACTGACACTCACTTGTACGTTTAATGGTGCAAATGTTGATGCTGATGCCCTGCCAACGATGACGGCAGGAAGTTCTTCCGTTACCGTTACGAAGAAGTCTACTGGCGTTTACACTGGTACGGTAAGCGCAAGTTCAACAACTATCTTTGGTGTGAAGGCAACTGTTAAGGGTGTGGCAAGAACTGCATCACAGACGGTTTCTGCTTACAATCAGATTCTGTTTGGCGTTAGCTCTTACGAGACAGCACCTGTCAGCGATGCGTCTGAGATGGCCAAGTTCCTTGCTCAGGTCAACGGCACGAAATTGCAGAGCAATTCAAACGGTACGTATAAATTCTCCTTCACGGCAGAAAAGCCTTACGGCTATGTTCTGATTCCGTCTGATGTAACTGTTTCGCCTAACTTGGCAAACAACCTCGCAGGTCGTGAAGGGCCGTTGCCGGTCAACTTTGTTAAGCAGACTGACGCAACAGGTTCTGGAATCACTTACCGAGTGTATCGTATGGCATCAAAGATGGGCGTAAGCGTCCATAATGTTGAACTTTATTAATCCAGAAAAAATGGCAAAAAAATACGGAGTAGCATCAGACTACATCAAATATACATCTCGTATCAAATCAGACACGAGTGACGGCGTTGCAGTTGAAGCCTCGCAAGTCGTTGACCTTGAAGAGGATAAATTGCAGAGCGACATCAACAAAGAGTTGAAGGCATCAATCGCGTCTGCAAGCGGCAAGACTTACTCAAAGAGCGAAATTGACGGCAAGGACACTGCCACGCTGACCTCAGCGAAGAGCTATGCAGACGCCAAGAAGACAGAGGCTATCAGTGCCGCCGCCACAGACGCGACTACGAAGGCTAACAGCGCCCTCGCTTCTGCCAAGAGCTACGCGGACCAGAAGGTTTCTGCACTTGGAAGCGTGTACACTACTAAGGGTTCATGCACTGCCGCTCAGTTGAAGGCTCTTACTTCTGCAAAGGCTGGCGATGTGTGGAATATCACCGATGCCATAACCATTGACGGCAAGGCTTATCCTGCTGGCGTGAACGTGGTATGTGTTACTGCTTTCAGTGCTGCCATTGACCCTGCTGCCACAAAGAACTGGGACGCTTTGCAGGGCTTGCAGGATTTGACGAGCTATGCCAAGAAGAGCGAAATTGAAGACACCGCCGTTGCTAATGTGAAATTCGCACAGGAGGAAGATGTCCCGCAGGATAATGGCGTCTCTTTCAAGAAGACCATTACCTATGTCAACGGACGAGAGGCTACTACGGAATCAGACCTTGGTATTCTTCCTGCCACCTCCACCACGGCTGGCGTTATGTCTGCCGCTGATAAGGTGAAACTTGATGCGGTGGATGGAAAGATTGGAGATGTGAAGATTTATAAGGATGGTCAAGATTTTATTCTTCAAAATCTTAGTAGTGTTTCTCTCGGTATTCCAGTCCGTATCAGTGAAGGTGCTACAATCGGAGAAGGTGTTAGTATCAATGATAGAGCTTCTATCGGCATAGATGTTAACATTGGTACTAATGTAATAATCTGTGATGACGTTAAAATCGGTACTATTGCAGTTGGTTCTGATTACGATGTAGAAATAGTAGTTGGCACTAAGGTTGAGGATAATGGTATTCAACTCAGTAAAAAATTAAGAATCGGTAGCGATATTCCATTTGCAGCATTTGGAAATGATGAAAATTTTGCTGGTGTAACCATTGGAACAGGACAAAGTTTTGGTATGAATTCAAGCGGTGAATTTATTTGGGGATATAACAGTAATAAGAAAACCGCCGCCACCACCGATGACCTCTCTGCTTTGGCAACTCGTGTCTCCGCGCTGGAAGACCTTTTGAAACTGGCATAGCCAAACTAACATTTAGACAGGGTGTACAGATGTGCATCCTGCCTAATCCTCTCAAACAAGAAATATGAAAAAGATGTACAGATGTGCCATTGTCATTACGGCATACAATGTTGAAAGATATATCGAACAGAGCGTTGCAAG